CTAATCTTTTTTGAAATCGATAATTTCGCGAATGTCATCTAATTCAAATGCATCCGCAAGTTTTATTAAAGCTGCTTTTGGAATACGTTCCATTTTATTATTAACCAGTACAGATATAGTCCTTAAGGACAAACCTGTTTTATCTGCTAATTCCTGATAAGTCATTTTATTTTCAATCAATAATCTATACAATTTCACTTCAATTTCACGATTCACTCTCATCACCTTTTTCGTTTATTTGAAAAAAATTTTGTTAGACAAGGTTTATTTTTTCGCTTAGCGTAATACATTATTAATACCAAGCCACATACCAATTCAGCTTCATAAATACCTACCTCTTAACTACCAATAGATGTACTAATGAATATTCTTAATTAGCATTCCTATAGATATGCCAATGGCCATTCCTCACTGGTATACCGATACCCATACCAATAGCTATACTAATGCTTCTACTATCCTAGTATTCAATGTGGAATGCTTAAAATCCTTTATTCTTAATAAGTTAACGCTAATATTTCCCTACCAGATTGGTGCAACTCATACTACGTATGAGAACCAGTGGCGCAAGTTATTAAATGAAACAGAAAGCAGAATTTGTTTAATAATTTTTTAGAAATAATTTTTGAAAATAAAATAAAAAATTATTGAAAGGAGATGCAGAGTGTTATTTGAAATTTTAACTACAACAGTGATGGGAAGTATTGCAGCAAAAGCTTTTATTGCAAAACAAAATCTAACCGACAATGATAGCGGAAAAATTCAAAGGATCATTTCTTTATCGGGTCTTAATGTTACGGATGGCAAAGATACTTTAACTACCCAACTTGTCCGAAAACAAAAGTACGAATGGGGATGGGAATATAAATATCGAATTCCATATGGGCGAAGTTTCGAGGACTATGCAGCTAAACTAAAAAATATTGAGGATGGCTTAAACAATCGAAGACAGCAAGTTGATTTAAAAATCGATAAGAATTTCTTAAAGAATATTCTTCAATTAAACAAAACTAAGCTAACCAATCAAAAAGAAGTTGAAATGTCATTTGATGGACTGTTATGTATTCGTGTCTACAATTCGCCCTTGCCTTCTACTGTTGACCACCTTCCAGGCAAAGGATGGAAAGTGCCTGTCGGTCAAACACGCGATCAGAACGCTTTTAAGTTTCATGACTTTGAAAAAATCCCTCACCTGGTTCTCGGTGGTGCTACCCGGTATGGAAAATCTAATTTCATTAATTCAATGATTACAAGTCTAGTGCACAGTGAACCAGAGCACACACACCTTTATTTAATCGATTTAAAAGGCGGTGTGGAGCTTTCCGATTATGAACGTATTAAGCAAACAGAAAGTATTGCATACGAGCCAGAGGAAGCACTGGAAACTTTGAAAGCTGCATACGAGCGTATGAGAGAACTACAGCAAGAAGTAAGGAGAAAAGGCAAAAAGAATGTACAGCAAGCTGGAATAAAAGATCGTTACTTTGTGATTGTGGATGAAGTAGGAGAATTAAACCCTGCTGAAGCTATTACAAGAGAAGAAAAAGCAATCAAAATAGAATGCCAACGTTATATGTCTCAAATTGCCCGTCTAGGTGCTGGATTAGGCTTTCGACAAATACTTGCTACTCAATACCCTACTGGTGATGTTATTCCCCGACAGTGCAAACAAAACAGCGATGCAAAGCTATCGTTTAGAGTTCAATCGGCAGTTGCTAGTCGTGTTGTCTTAGATAATGAAGGTGCTGAATGTCTTCCACAGATTACTGGTCGTGCCATTTATCAAACAGCTGATAAACGTGAAATTGTGCAAACCCCTTATATCACTAATCAGATAATAAAGGAGACCATTGAACCGCATATCAGATTAGACCAACCGAAAAAGGAGGAAGTAAACAATGTTAATTCAACCCCTCAACAACCGTCAAGAACAAATACTGTTACTTTTGAAAAAGCTTGATTTCATGACGAGAGATCAAATTCGTTATTATTTCTCCCTTAAATCTATTAGAAATGCAAATCGAGTTCTAAAGGATATGTCGGATTATTTATCGGTTATTCGAGACGGCAGAAGATCTATCTATTACTTGAATAAGCTAGGCAGAGAATATGTTGATTGCGAAAAGGTGCGTAAAGTTTCAAGCAACGTGCAACATACAATCATGCGGAACGAATTATATCTCTATTATGAATATCCAAGTGATTGGGAAAATGAAATAAAAGTTTCAGATGGGCTAACAACTGTAGTTGTGGATGCCATGTTCACCAAATTACATACTACTCATTTTGTCGAAGTTGATAACTTGCAAACAATGGCCGAAAACAGATTGAAAATAGAAAATTACAAAGCTTTACATGCCAATGGAGCCTTGGAACAACAATTGGGTCACTTCCCTACTCTAGTCTGGCTTACCACTACAGAGTTCAGACGGCTGCAGTTAAAGAAAGCTTGTGAAGGTTTACCTGTAGCGAAAGTTTTTACTTATGATGAAATTAGATAGAAGGAGAGATGAAATGTTTTTTAAGAAGAACAAAGTGGAAGTCGTGCCCGAGAGTGAATGGACTGATTTTGGGAGCCAACATGCTACACGTAAGGATTTGGCTATTGCTGCATGTGTGCCTGCTGTAGCGAGCCTTGGGATGGTCGCATGGAATAGTTTAAAGAAAGTAACTGAAGTAACTACTCAATCTCCTGTATTAGAGGTAGCAAGCTATGTAGACAGTGCAGGTGGGATTACACGTTCAATTGATAGTGTGGCTACTTATAATGCAATGCCAGTAGGGTTTACTGATAAAGCAGGAGAGGTTGCAGGAGAAGTTGCGCTAAGTTCCTTCACAACCATAATGGATCCAATTATAGATATTTTAGTAGCCCTTTCTTTACCAGTAGCTTCAATTATTCTAGTTGGCTCATTATTTATGATGATGGTTGGTCAAAAAGAAAAATCGTATAGCATGATGATGAATGCAGGACTATCTTACGTGCTTATTCAAATGTCGCCACTACTTTTGAATATTTTAAAAGCAGCTGGCAATGCAGTTCAACCACAATAATAAATTTCTTGGCCGTGTAACTATAGACACAGAACAGAAACTTTTTTATAATAAAACAACACAATTTTATCACTGTTAACAGTATGAGTAGACGCGGAAACGTCTACTCTTTTTATTAAAGTTGCACTAATTAGACGAATCACCTTTACATATAACTGAATATAAAAAAGTAGCCCTATTAAGGCTACTTTATATTTTAATCCCAGATGTCTACATCAATACCACATTGCATATTAGCATCATAAAACTTTATGTAAATTTCAGCTTTTTTATTATCGCCATCAACATATTTTCTAACGTCAAATGTATGCGTATCTGAACCATTTACAGTACGAGTTCCTATAACTTCATCAGCATTAGTTGGATCATATTCCATTAATTTATATTTAACTGTTGGAGTTTTACCGTATTTAGTTGCTGTTACTGAAACTTTTAAATTACCTCCACCAGAATATATTCTACCTGGTATACCTCTTTCATGATTACCCAATCCCATGTTGACAGTTTGTCCTTTTTCAATAGGTACATATGAAGAGTGAATATGTTGCCAACCAGCAGTATATAGCTCAATATTAGGAATTACATTTCCCTTTTCTTCGTCACCCTGAACAATTATACTTTCATTTTGAATATTCGTTTTTTCCTCTGCAGATGCATTAGTTGTAGATAATGCACTAAACGACATTAGAGATGCTGTTGCTAAACCAGTTAATATAAATTTTTTCACAATTTATCCCTCCATTAGTAATTTAATATAAATTAATTATGACATAAATTTTTAAATAAAAAAAGGGACTAAATACCAGTTTAATCATAAACTGGTATGAAGCCCTTTCGAACGTAAATTACCGGGTCGAAATAAGTATTTTGGTTATACTTCTTCGAAATTTTGGTATTTATCTTTTTAAAAATAATATAATTTTTATTAGATTTACTGTTTTTCACATTTGCTGATATATAAATACTTTTTTTATTTTTATAGGTTATCTTAAAGTAATGTTTAGAAGCTTTATTTGTAAGGAAAACACTATTAGTTAAGTTTTTAGGCTTATCTAATACTTGTTGAATGTCATCTATTTCAATTTTAGTAACTGGTTTGGTTTGTACATACGGTTGTAAATAGTTGGTCTTCCATTCTTGTTCAGTTATTGAGTCCTTTGATTGTACAATGCTAAAAATTAAAGCTCCCAAAATTGAGAACATTATCAGTATTGATAAAGAATATCCTAAAATTGCAGAACCAGATTTTTTATTTTTTATGAATTCATAAATTGTTACCAGTAAGATTAGCGCCCAAAAAACGCAACCCACTATAGATATAAGATTAGTATCCTCACTTATCCTCTCATACATTAATTTAACTTTTTCAATATCCATAATTACTCTCATTCCTATAATTTTAATTTTTAATTCATTGTACAACAAAAATAAAAATTTACCAAATTAAAATACACAGCGGCTGAAATGTACATTTTCGAAAAATAATTGCTAAAGATTATAGGGCTTGAACCAAATAAAAAACACGGCTAATCTCATATTTCTTGGTCAAATGAGAAGCCGTGTTTTTAATATTCTACACACTAATAATACTAGTGTAGGAATGAGGTTAGCTAAATTATAGCATTCAATATCTCAAAATATATATGTTAAAATTAACCTATTTCACCCTTCATAAGAGTTTACTTTTAAAATATCCAAAAAGTGAGCTTTAAATATCTCCCCATACCTTTGAATAGTAATCAGCTTTGTATTCGGATCCATCTTAGTAACCTTTCCAACAATCGGTTCATCTCGGTTAAATACTGCGAAGCTATACATTTTGTTCGTATTCAAAGCCTCGTTCAATGTCATTGCTAATTCTTCTAAATCGAATTCGTCACGGTCAGGGTGTTTAGCGGCTTTTTTAACTCTTTTTGGTTTCGAAAACCCTACAGGCATGTTATCTCTCCTTTTTACTTGTGATACACTTTTTTATTAACATTTGCTGTTGTGTTATATTCCATATTTAGTAGGCGCTTTATCTCTTCATTTGTCCAGTTTCTAAGTGCGATATTAGAATAACGAAGAATCTTCGTTGCCCCCCTATAAAGCACTTCGTACACAGTTATAAAATCATCTTCCCTTAATTCGTTTTCAATACGTATACCCATAGCGCCCAATGTTCTTTTGATATTCAATTTTTCTTGTTTAGTTTCTTTTATTTTAATTTCAAACCACATATCAAAAGCTCCAAACGATTTAAAACAATCTAATAGCTTACGGTCACGTTCTAGGGTTCGAATAGCTAAATCTAATATAATCTGCTTATGAACTAAATTACCTTGTTCACTATTCATATTACTACACGTTCTTTTCTAAGGACAGGCATCACTGCAAGAACATTATCAGTAATAAAAGTACGCTTAGCATGCTTAGTGAAACAAAATGCTTGGAATCTGTCACCAAAATTTTTGATTAGCTTTACTCGTCGTTTAGTTATCTCACCTGATTGAGAAATGTACATTAAATCAACCAATTGATTATGCTGCATCGCTTTCATTAACTGCTCTTTCATTTTGACTCCTCCTTAAAAACAAGAACATTTGTTTGTTCAATTATATAGAACAATCGTTCCTATTTCAATAGCTAGTTAAAGTTAATTGTTTCCAAACATAATGACAAGAGACTAAACAAATACTACTTATAAAAGGAGATTCCATATGGATATACAAAATATTGATATGGGATTTATTCAAGCAATGATTGTGCTCGTAGGTCTCGCGTTGGGAATAACCCTTTTATTCGCAATCATCTATTGGATATTTGCCAGGACAGAGAAACCAAAACAATACAAATAAAAAAACGCGGCTAGTCTCATGCTTTTTAGTAACATGGGAGGCCGCGTTTTTGTCTGATGATATACACAATATTCTGTTCTTTTGGAATATCTTAATTATAGCATTTCGTGCAGTAAAAGTAATGTTATTTCTTATCTATTGTATAAGCTTTTACATACTCACGATTGGCTGTGATAAAGGCGTACTTATCTTTTTCTCTTACCAAGAAACGAGGTGTACCGTTCTTTGTATATACAATAGCTTCAATATCTATCTTAGTGCCTTTTTTGTGTCTATTAAGTTCTTTTTTAAACTCTACGTCTGCATATACACCTGCGTCTGTTAATAAAACTAACCGGTCAAACTTTTCACTGTAATAGGTGCTTTCTTTTGGTTTGGCTACTGGCTTAGATACACCTTCGACTTGGTTTTTTGTATACCCCAAATGCCCCGCCATAACTTTTGCGATAGCTTGGCATAATGCTTCAAAGTTTTTACGATATGCAGCTGCATCTTTTTCAGACGTTACAAAGCATACTTCTAAAAGGATTGCTGGCTTATTAGTGTTGCGTAGGAAATACAATTCCTTACGTTCTTTAGCTCCCCTGTCTACAATTCCAAGAGCAAATGCCATAGCTGCACTCATTTTAGCTGATAAGGTTAAAGCATCATAGTATAAGCATTCAGTACCTGTCGCAGCAGGTGTAGCACTGTTAAAGTGAATGCTAACGTCTAGTTCTCTTGTCTTTCCATTGTGGAAGGAAACGATATTAGATAAGTTTTGATCCTGTGTGGTAGCTGTTGTTTCGTGATATTTAAAACCTACACCATTGTATTCCTTAGTTAGAATATCGTATACACGGTTAACAACTTTTTTTGCTTCGTCATGCTCATTTAAAATCCCAATTGCCCCTGCCACTTTGTCGCCATGTCCACTGCTAATTACGAATTGTTTTCCCATATTATTTCAACCCTTTCTTTTCTAATTCTTTTTCTTGGATTTTAGCTACTTTGCTTACTACATAAGTGTTTTTCCAAATACCATAAATAACTAAGGTAAATGGCACGGCGGCTATTAGGACTTTCATAAAAGCATTGATAGATTCATCTGTATACCATTTCATCTCAATTCCTATTGTATGCAAAAATAAAAGGATTGCTGATAGCAATCCCCCAAATAACGCTATATATTGTTTAAGTTTATCTGCTGTCAATATAATTCCTCCTAATAGAATAGTGCAAGGATTCCCAAGATGATTGTAGCTAGTCCTCCAGTTCCAAGTGCTCCACAGAGAGCCACTATCACCTTGTCCTTACCATCCAGTTTTTTAATCTGTATTTCCCTTTCGGTTTCAGCTTCATACTCTACTTGTTTTAAAACGTGATCAGCAAAAGGTTTAAGTAATTCACGTGTTTCCTTGCCATCTTTCATCACTGTGACTTCCACCTCTTTTTGACCTTTTTGAACACCTATCAAATCTGACTTTATTGAAGTCATCTCTTGCTTAAATACTAAGTGTTCTTTTTCCAATATTTCTAACCGTGGTAAAATGTCCTGTTGTATCACTTCACCATGCTGATGAAGCTGCTCTTCATGATCCTCTAATGTCTTATACATAGAATTACCCCCTTCCTGCAATTCCATCTCCCCCATTCTCTCTATAATAAAAATACCCTCCACAGTGATTGTGGAAGGCTTGAAGTTTAGTTGGTGATTAATTTTTAACTAACAATTATTCGTTGGTAGAAACGCACTTTTAAAATACGATTTACTTAAGCGGTATTGCTGGAATTTTGGTTTTTGAGTTTGGAATATAGTTAGATTCGGATGTTTTATACTCACCTTTGTCATAAGAAGAATCTTGTGTATATTTTAAGGCTTCCTCATACTGCTTTCTCAATTGTTTTTCGAATTGTTTAGGAGTCATTCCATGAATATTATTTAAAAGTTTTTCTTTATTTTTTTCAGCAACATACATCCTTATTCCATATTCATCACTAAGTTTAGTCAATATTTTATTGTAAGGGATGAGTAAAAAATCCACATCTGCATTATTTGTTTTACCATTAACTGTATTATTTGAGCATATGGTTATTAAAAGACAAATCAACGGGATAGTTAATATTTTTTTCATTCTCTTTCCTCCTTTACTTATTTTTCCTTCTAGACAAACACAACAAGACCCTTTCTATCCACTTAATTCGACCGAAAAAGAGATTAACCTCGGCAATAGTAAACTTCCAGAATTTATAATTTTAAAAATCAAAATTCGAGAAACTCTTTTAACGAAGCATCATTTTTTAAATCCAAATAATATTTTATAAACCTTACAAATTCAGCTGTGTCTATATCTTTATACTTGTAAAGATTGTAGTAACTTTTCAAAAAATCTTCTGCTCTTTTTTGGCCGCCGTTTTCAGAGAATACTTTCCATAGATAAGTTGGAGCTTTGGCATAGATATAATTACTTTGTTCTCCTAATGTATACTTGTTTAATGGAAGATTAACAGGTAATGGAGAATCCTGAAATTCGCTAACATCTAATAATGATATTGGCTCTTTTTTATATTTAGAATAGAATAAACTTGTAGCAAAATTTGCGATTCCTTCATCTAACCAAGCATCGTGAAAAGGATCACTACTAATCATCCCGTAAAACCATTGATGTGCTATTTCATGAACTACTACGCTCTCTCTCCAATCAGAATTCCCTCCTTTGATGGATCCTGCTGTTACAATACCTGGATACTCCATTCCTGACTGGGAAACTATAATATCCAATTGCTTATGAGGATAGGGACCGATTTTATCTTGAAAATAATTTAGTGCTTTCTCAGCAATTTGCAATACTTCCCTCTGACTTTGAGTATCATCATCAATTGTAAAAGCCCTTATATTTACGTTTCCTATCTTTCTTTCATTTTCATATGGTTTCTTTAAGATAGTGATATAGAAATCTTTCACATTTTTCATTTTTAATGTGGATTTATTTTTACTATTGACATATTCTTGATCACTTGTAGAAACAATCGTTAATCCCTTAGGAATTTTGTAACTCACTTCAAAGTCACTAAAAGCCGTATGATACGTTTCACCCTTTACACGATACTCCTCCTTATTCCAGCTGCCATTTTTATAGGTAGCTACCATAGGATACCATTGAGCTAAGTAATAGTTTCCATCCTCTTTATTAAATCGAAATCCTTTCTCTGGTAAAGTAAAGCTATATTGAATGTCAACGACAATCTTCTTAGTCGGATAAACATTCTCATGTAATAGCACCTTTAGTGAATCCTTTTTAAGTGAGAACTTCGCTTTTTTACCGTTAACAAGGATACTTTTAATATGGGCTGTCCCAGGATTTGATAAAGTAGGTGAATTTTCTTTCGTAAAAATATTTGGAATAAAGTAGAAAACAACATCACTCCATTTATCATTCGAAGTATTTTTTATTGTACTTCTAGATTCAATATTGAAATGTCCTCTTGAATCCATTTCTAAATTTATTTTGTATTTGGTCTTGCTCCCGAACGGTTGAGTAATCGGCTTATATTTTTGACTCATTTGCTTAGGTACATCTGTCTTCTCTAATTGAGGTATTGTTTTTTCCTTCAAAATAAATGTTAAACAAATGGATACGACTACTAATAAACATCCAACTATCCAGAGATACTTTTTTATAATCCTTCGCCTCTCTAACTGGTGAATTTCCTCACGTTATTCTATTAGTCTATTCAAGTTATCTTTTACTATTCCAAAAGTTTCTTCTTTTTTCCAATGATATTACTCATCGTACGTGTACCAATATCATTAATAAAAATAGCGCTAGTACATTGGATTTAATTGTGTTAAACCTAAATATACCCTCCACAAATTGTGGAAAGCATATAAAAAGCACACCCGATTGGATGTGCTAGCAAAGTAATTTAAAAATTATAATTACCGTATTTTTCTTCAATTTCTTCAGAGGATAGCTTTTTATAATACTTTGTGACATAGCCATTTACATTCATATCATAGTTTTCTAAGAAAGAAGTCATATCATTATTAACATGATGACCTTCTCTTCCAGTATCATAATTATCTATACTATCATCAAAGACTTTTTGACCTAACTCTTCTTTAAATCCATGCTTTTCATAAAGTTTGATTATTTTTAATAACTCTTCATAATTTTTTCTTAATGGATATCCAATATGAAACTCGGTAGAGACACCACCTTCAGGATATGCATTTTTACTAGTCTCGAAGATTTCCCATCCTCTATCAACATATGATCTAACTTCTTCAGATGAAACAGTTAGTACATGCGAGTATTCTTTCATTTTTAATCTCCCCTTTCTATCTACTAAAATTCGACAAAAAGATGAGTTTACCTTTAATAAATTTTTGACAATAAAAACGAATAACTACTTTTACGCTGCTGTACCATTTATAACTTCTGTCACAACCGTTTTTAAATTAGATAGCGGCGGTACTTGTTCAAGTTGATAAGTACCTGCCATTACTAATCCTACCCATACTTTTACCAAAGCACTATCTTTTGTGAATGTCATTATGAAATCATCCTTTTCACTTTAATTTTTTGTATATAAAAAGCACTGTTGAATTAAATTCCCAATGTAGAAATATACATTGTTAATTCAGCTAGTGCTTGTTCTTGTAATACAATTTTTTGTTCTTGTTCTTGAAGCCGTTCTTCTAACGTCAAGCCATTTACTTTTTCTTGAAAAACAAGTTCATTCCCTGTGAATAAATATCGTGTTTCTTTTAATTCATATTCCTGCGAATATTTTTCTATTAATCTCTCTTTTTCTTCTTCTGAAACAAATGTAATTGTCATCATATCAAGACTCTCCTATAATATAGAATTTGTTTCTATCGAGTTTAAACACTCCATATACGTATATATTTGAAATCCTCGCATAGGTCTGTGCATCTTTTTTAATGGCAATAATTTTCAATATATCGTTTTTCTTTACTGTAATATCAGCAGATAAGGTTCCACCACCACTTGGACCAGCTGAAATACCTCCCATACTTTTATTAACTCCATTCAGTTGATAGTTTAAATTGTAATATCCGCCGTAATATGAGACCTTTAAGCGAACTATTCCATCTGACTTCATGGTTAAAGCTCTACCAATTGTTTGATCACCTACAGTATCTAAAACATAGGTATTCCCATCTAGATAAGCAACTTCTGTGTCACTTGGAATGATTGCCCCTTTAATTTTCAATTGTTTCTTTAATCCCATAATTACACCGCCAGCCAACGAGCAATTGAAATCCCGTCATATCCAATTAATCTTAAATTTATTGACGAAACTGCAATATTTAATTCATTTATCACTTCACCAGGGTTTAATAAAATCGCCTTATTTAAACCTGATGCAGTTGCAGTTGTTGGAACACTATCAAAAGATACGTACAAAGAACCGTTTTCACTATCATTTGAAATATACTTTATACAACTCGTTTTAAATCCCAAGTTCACTTTTACCTCTGTCTTTCCTACAAGTTCACTTCCAGAATAGTAATTAGTAAATACCTTCTGGCCGCCTAAATAATATTTATCTCCTGTTGCCATCAGCTAGACCTCCTCTAGGTATAGTCCCTCTGCATCCAGTTTTAAAAGGAAGCTTGCGGATCCATTATTTAATTTTAAATAGCCGCTGTTTAAGTGCTTTGTACCATCCACTTGATGAACAGCTAGAGCGTTGTTTACATCAGCAACTGAATCTTTTGTTGCAAATCCGCTTGTATCAATTACTGGAACATGATTGTCTGTGTATTGCTTTGCTTGCTCTAAAATTGCAGCATCTTTAGCTTCAACTTGTTCGGTAGTAGAATATACACTTAAATCAACTGGTGGAATTTTTGAGATTTCTGCATTGGTATAATCTTTGGCGCTTTGTAATGTTGCTTTATCCTTATTATCTATATCAACTGTTTTGTCGTATTCAGATAAATCAACAGGTGGTATGCTCGCTATTTTTTCATCCGTATAATTCTTTGCATCTTCCAAGGTTAATCTAGCTTTTTCATCTACAGCAAGTTCCCCTGCTGATAGCCTTTCTGGCAAACTTACGAAATTCCCACGTGCTTGTATAACTTCGGCATCTACATTACCGGAATCCTTAATAATACTATCGAACTCCGCACGGACATTATCGGCAATTGTTTTAGCTTTATGGGCAGTGTTTTTAGCTTCAAGTGAATCGTTTACGGCAATATTAGAATTTGCATTTGCTTCATTCGCTGTAACCCTTATTTCTTCCACAATTGCTTTTGTTTCAGTTGAAACAGTTACTACATTTTCAGCAATTACTTTTGCTTCATTTGCAGTCTTAGTTGCATTTAATGATTCACTTTTAGCTTCATTGGCTATATTCAATGCAGCTTTCACGGTGGATGTATTTTCTTGGGCTATCCTTGTTGCTTCAGTTGATTCTTCCTTCGCTTCATTAGCTGCGGTAACTGCAGCCACAATATCGGAAGAAGTCTTTTCAGCTAACTCTCTAACAGCAGCCATATCATTCAACAGTTGCTGTACGGAAATAACAGTAACTGTCTCTCCAACTTCACCCAATGACTTCTCAATGGTCAAAATAAAAACGCCTGCATTGGGCGCTATACTAACCGTATCATCTTGATGAACTAAATTGACTTCAATTACATACTTACCAGCTGGCAAACTGTGTGACATGGTGAAGGAGAATGAATTATTTTCATAATCAATCCTAGGTGATTCAGTATTTACTAAGTTACCTTGATAGCCAATACCAACGTTTATAGTTTTGAACTGCTGCAAATCAACAAACTGATCATTTTCATCAGTGATAGCCATTTTAATTAAAGTAGCATTATCAGTGCTTTTAAGCGTATCTACATCATTCAGTAACAGGAGCTTCATCTTGTTTCTCACCCCCTTTCTTTAATTCATCAATCTGCACTAATAATTCATTGATATGAGCCTGTGCCTGCATTAAAAGTGCATCTGATTCTGCTTTTTCAACTTCAGCAGTAGCAATTTTTCTGCCAAGTGATTCTATCATTTTTATATATACTTCCTCTTTGTTCATTATTTCACCATCCCTTCTAACTTTTCGATTTTTGCAATGGCAGTTTGAAAAGCATCCCACAGAATATTAACTGTTTGATTTACTGATACACCATATCCCTCAATGTCTGCCATCCAAGGACTTACTTCATCCAAGATGAAACCAACATGCGGAAATTCCTCATCTAGCTCGTCGGTATATTGGAATTGTCGAACTGGAACACTCTTAACAATGCCATAACCGTCGCCTTCCCATGGTTTTATATTTTTCTTCAATTCTCTTTGTGATGTTTGAGTTAGATTATTACAGACAATATTTCCTGTATCATTACCCATTTTTATTTTGCCAGATGCAGAGTTTAGATTTAAAGTACCGATTAACCAACTGCCCACAGTTGTGCCATTTGATAAATCGGAGAAAGTAGGGACATATGAATTATTTATAGTTATACCTGTCTGTCCAATATTCACTTTTCCGCTATTCGCCAAGATATTAGTGCTACCAATATCCCATCCTCCAACTCCTGCCCTATCGCCATAAAAAATTCTTGCATACAAGTCGTAGTAATTGTCTTTCTCGTCAGCTACATGAACTGCTGCACCTTTTGGATTTAAGTAAATACGTGAGCCGCTTGTTGATTCTAATGCTACTCGACCAGAAGAGGACAGCGTTAAACCGTTGGTACCAGGTAAATATTTTTGCGACATGAATTCGATAGTACCAGAAGCTTGTCCATCGTTATCTCCATCCATTTGGGTACTAATACCACGGGCTGTATAGTAAACTGCACCACCATTTGTGGTGTCTTTCATCTTCACATGACCCTTATCAATAGTGACTTCATGCCATCCCGCTCTTGTACTCTCAAGCCACGTTTTTGAAAAATAGCCTCGACTCTTTAAATAAGCTCCCTCAATCAACGTGTAGGCATTCCCTGCGACAGTCGAACCACTTAATACCTTCGGTGCATAAAACGCCCCTCGCACCGTTGTATCACCATCTAACACTATGGCTTTACTAGAAATGTAGGCACTATCTGCTTCAAGATTGATTTGGCTTATTACATCACCTTTCATAACCCGCATATTAATTTGGTTGCTTAGCTGTGTGATTGTGGAGGAAGTATTTGTTTCTAGGTTGCTTACCTTTGTTTCCAATCCGAAAAATGATTGCTTAATCGTAGATATTTGACTGCTATTTTCATTTGCCTTTGTACTCAATGCTTCTACATTGGTGAATAGCCCATCCAGCCTTGAAGCTTCATTCTTCATTCTTTCAGAAAGGGCATTCGCAAAGTCCATTGCTTCTTGATAGGCTGTTTGATTTTCATCACGCATCTTTTCTACAAAATCAGGATCTAAGTTTTCTACGTCCATCTCTTGGACAATCCACTGTTCCCCGTCCCACATTCTTAATACAGGTGGTTTAACAGACGTATCTAACCATAATTGCCCTATTACAGGATGAGGTGGAGGTTTAGGACCTACAAAGATATCATTAGTGCTGCTTAATGTCGTTTCGCTACTTGCAACTACTTTCATTAGCTAACACCCCCAGAATAAGACCTTATAGGCTTACTCATGGCGTTTGCACCAAATCGGACAAGGTTAATCATATTCGTATCTAAATCCACTACAATCACGTCCCAACCGTCCTCCACAGTAGTACCGAGAGCACGATCATTCCCATCATTATCACGAGCACCTAAACTACAAATACTCATAATGGTTGGTACATTGCCTAACCCTTCACGTTTCGCTTTATCACTATGCCAATGACCATTTAATGCCGCCAACCACATACCTTTCCCACGAGTAGAAAAATCAACACTTACAGTCACTGCGAAGTCGCTATTTGTACCTTTTCCAGTAAAGCTACTACCGTTTTGCCAAGCATTTAATATACCCGCTACAATTTCACTATTAATGATTGGCGTTTCATCCTGGGATGCCGCACCATACATTGCATAATGATGGAAAGTAAGTATTTTATAATCTTTAGGTGTATTTTTAAGTTGATCAATAAGCCAATTGATTTGTGCCTTTTGATAAGCTCCGAATTTACGTGATTGATATTTATTTTTCTTATCACTTCCCAGCAAGTCATACCGCAGATCATAACTATCAAGAACAAATACTCTTACCTTTTTATCCTTTATGTCGTAATAACAATAATTAGCGTTGTCTGTGGAAGAAAAAACAATGTTGCTTTTAATATAATTTTTGCTTAGGATTGGCTTCATTTCTGCTGGCTTCGTACAGGCTGTCATTTGATTACCTGCAGTTCGAACGTCACCAAGACCATTATCATCATGGTTACCCTTCGTAAACATCACAGGGCAATCCGATTCGTTTAGTGCATCCACAACCGTTTTGAGGTTGGCTTTATTAAGATAGTTACTTGTTTTTCCGTCCACAATGTCCCCACCATGAACCACAGCATCACAATTAATTTGGTGTGTGACTTCCACAACATTGTTGATGTGGTAAAGTGACCGTAACTTTGCTTGTTGGTCCTCAAAAGCATCTGTAGCATAATGAGTGTCTGTGATAAAGGGAATCACAATACTATTAGCTGTTCGCAATTTATTGACTTCACCAATCACACGATCTACTTCCGTTTTGAAATAAGCCGTCGCCACATAATTGTATTCATCTGTTAAGAAGCTACACTTGTAAGAAACGTTATTTACAAAGTCAATAGCATCACAATAAATGGTTTGCCCTACCCCTTCATTAGCCATTTCCCATTCAGTGTCATGCGTTCCATTAGGCAATATTTTCTCCCACTTGTATTGATGTGGCTCCCCGAATGTTCGCACGTTGTCTTTGTAAACTCGTGCTGTTAATTGTGTATCACCTACTCCATTTTTTATAACAATGCCATTACTGCTAAAGATTTCTAAACGGTAAACTGGATTAATGTTTTTGCTTACATCAGTTAGTTGAGATTGTAGCTTCTGAATGAGTCCAGGAACATCATTGTCTAGCTCAACATATTCACCCAGTACTACCGTATTTGCCCCCACATTGCTATATGAGGTTTGCTTTTCAATTACTCGAGCGCTTACCGTCATTTCAGGCTGCATAGCAAAGTCAACAACTCGAACACTATCGCCAAGCAAAACAGGCCCCTCATCATAGCCAGTCGTTTCATCTAACAAAGCTGGCTCGACTTCATAGTTGTAAATTGGATGATTCACCCTGTTTAATTCTTCACGTGCAGCTGCTAATAATGCCGAAGGGTATTCAGTTTCATACTCGAAGTATTTAACGAGATATTCACGGCCATCATTATAGATTTCATTAGCTTCTACATCGTAAAGAGTGTCTAATCCGTTATTGATAGAAGCGAAAGACAATCCATCTTTACCACGTGCCTTTATCGCCGTATACAGCTCTGTATCCACTTTTGTACGGGTTACGCCTTTTATATCACGTCGATATTCAAAACGTCTGCCTGTGTTATCTCTGCCCCTTTTTTCGACTAAATCAAAGTATTTGCCAACTATTCGACCGTTTCTAACTTTTACATACGCATCGATTTCACCACGGTATGTATTGATTAAGTTTTGTAGCTCTTCCTGGGCATTTGTTGTGCCGTCAAACTCTAATGACCGTATTTCTCCAAGCCATTCTACATTTCCTACTTCCCAACCGCTAAGCGCCAAGATATGCGCCATAGCTTCGGAAAAATCTACATTTTTAAGTTTCGATTTAGCGACGACTGTTTTATTCAAGTCATTAATAAAAGCATTTTCTGCTTCAACCGTTTTGGAATGTATATTGCCAATAGCTCGACTACTTTCACTATAAATACGAAACAGTCTAAACTTTTCACTTTCATCTTCGAATAAAATGAAAGCACCCGCCACAAGAGCAAGTGCCTCCTGGCGATCTTCAGGAACAGAGAGTGTATAAGTATCATCGAAGTTTTCAATTTTCTCGATTCGCATATCATCATAAAATGGACAGCTTTGTGCATTGTCATTACTCAATGATGCAACAACTTTATAATTAAGGTTGTCATAACCTCGCGAATCTGTATGCATGACCAATAAGTTCAACTTATACACCTCCTAATATGATGTAGGCCGGTATGTAATCGACCAATCTAATCCATCGCTAAATGCAATTTCTTCTGTTAGATTCCCGTGGAGTTTAATCCAATCAATCCCAATAACTAATGCATCCATCCACAACATCCCATTCTTGTACATGCGACCTTTTTCACAATCAATCACAATCTCGTCACCTGTAAAAATAATGACTTCTGGTGATGTACTGATTACTTCTTCCTGTTTATTCACATTAATTTTTTCTACTTTTAAATCACAAAACGCAAGGTAGTTTGGAGTATATGAAACTTCTATTTCATCTTCTCGAATATCTTGTTTAGCCGCAACTAGACCAAAACCACCGAGCAGGTTTCTAAAAGTACCATTTGAATCAATCCAAATCATTTCATTTCTCGATACTTCGTTACGTGTTTTAGGATCTAATGAAACAATAGTTGCGATAAACTTCTGGCCTATCTTTTCAAGAGCCAAGTACCCATAAAAGTCAGTGTACTTATTTTCACCCGAGTTTTCGTTCACCGTTTCCGTTATTGTTTGATAAGTATAAGTGACCTTGCCTTTGGAATCTGTCTTCTTTACTTTCTTTTTACCCCTAATCGTTATTTTCTTATTCTTAGCATTTTTAGAGGCTGCTTTAAACTCACCCACAGTCTTTGTACTGCCGTCATTTCGATAAACTTGCATATAGGCCTCTTGCTCAGTCCCATCGCTCGTATCTTTTATACTTAACTTACCCGCACGTTTACCTGTTGTATCAAGTAAGTACAATTCAAGTTTCGTTTTAGAACGGTGATATTTTGAAATAGATTGAATTCTAAATGTTACTCTCCAATCTGTTAGTGCTGCTGTGAGCATACGTTTAAGACCAGCGCCGTACCATACATCCGTTGCAACTTGTTTTTCACCAAACGTTTTCACCTCGAATGCATCTTTCCCTTGCTGAAAATCTGAGCCTTTCCCAATATGGCCATTTTCAATTTCCCATGACAGATATTTCGGGTCATTTGAAACACGTTGCCATAAGCCAAGATTTTGAGCTGTATCGTGGAAGACTGTTTCATACTTCTCAACTATAGTTTCACCTGTCTCTACGTTTACTTGTCCACCAGCATATACATATTGATCTTTTGTGCTCACACCAATTTCAGTTAAGTTTTGTTTTGCTATAGCTCCAAATATAGGATACGTCTCTTGCTCACCTTTCGGAGTTAGAAGCAAAGTGGAGCCATCCACTTGAATTTGTTCTTGTTCTCCATAACGATAAGGATCACTACAGGTGAAAGTTAAAGTCGTTTGCAAATCATAGCCCTGAAGCCTGCTATAATCCCCAATTTCAGAAAACGAACCGTAATAAACCCAGTCCGGCATATCATCAAAATATAATTCCTTTTCTACATTTGTATCTTGGATAATATAATTTTCTAATGCTCGGCGTTTATCTTCCTGCTCCCGTCGTGTGGAAGCAAGGATTGTAATACTAATTGCAATAAATCTTTCCCCGATTGTATTACCATAAAAAAGGACACCCCTTCTGGCTGGGATGTCCTGCGTTACCCTTGATAATTGTGGAGCCTGTGGAATACTGTCATTGATAAAAATACCGAGCGATTTAAACGATACGCCGCCATATATTATTGACATTGCACTCATATTGTAGGCATCCCCCTCGCTCTATTTTTTCTTTGTTCTTCTTTATTTTTATAACTATTAACCATTTTAGCAAGCACACGGCCATCTAAAAAAACATCTGTAGATTTAGCCAGTAATTGCGTTAATAAATCAATCTGTTGCTGCATCATGCTCATTTGGGCATCTTGTCTTTGAATTATTGCATGTATTGCCTGTTTATCTAAAGAAGATGTTGAAGAGGTGGTATTTCCTAACAAGTTTTGTGCTGCATACGCTAATAAATCTAATGCTCTGCTACGCATACCAGGCTTAGGCTGTAACGGAATGACAACTTCTTGTTTATTTCCTTCACCAAGCATTGCTAAGTGTTGTTTGTTGATGATACCGCCATCTTCATACTTAGCGCCCGGCCAAGAAGAGATATGAACGTGATTCATGTGTCCTGTCGCCCAAGAAGGTTTTAAACCATTCCCATATTTTCGACCATACACGGTATTATCACCAATTGTGTAAGCAACTCCCGGCAACATAGAAGCCCATTTCGCAACAGCTTTATATCCACCATTAGAACCAAAACCACTCAAGTCAATGGCTGCATGTCTACCATGATCATAAGTATCGCCTGGTCTATGTCCGCTTGTCACGACTAAACCTCTACCCAGTGGAGAGCTCATTACTTTTTGAGCGATTTGATACAAAGAATCATATACGCCCCATTGGTTGGTAACAGAAGTATTACCTAGTGTAATATCGCCACCCATTGTTCCGAATAGTCCTTTAAACGCTTTTAAAGTTTGCTTCTTTACCCATCCGGACATTGTCCCAGCAGTCCACTTATCCATAATTTTAGGGAATTTATTATCAAAGCTAAAAGCATTCGTCAACTTGTTCCACGCAAATTTTGGACCCTTCATAACAAAATCAAAAGCGTCAACTGCTTGGTTTTTTAAATAACGTACACCATCTTTTACAAAGCTACCTGTACTATTAAGTGTTTTCTTAAACCAATTATCATCACCAGTACCATTTTTGAATGCAGGGAAGTTGTATCTGCTAAGAATATCCTTTGTTTTGTCATGTGGAAGAACTGCTGAACCGCTTGGTAAATCTAATAATTGGGGACCACCTACACCAAGCAATGAATAGCCGCGATTCGGAATATAAGAAAGCTCTGTTCCTTCTTCCCCTACTAATGCGGTACCACCCTTATGTTTACCTTGATATGTTCCTTTTGCATAAGTAGCATATGGTCCCTTCGCTGCTTTTCCTATATAGGAAGGTGCTTCAGGAGCTTTTTTACCACCGAAGAAGCCAGTTAACCAATCCCATGCTTTTTTGAACCAACCAGTAAAACTACTCCATGCTTTGCCTATACCGCTTGTCTCTTTTTGAGCATTTCTAATGTTTGCTTCTTTTTGCTCTCTTGATGCCCTGGTCGATTCTCTTTTTTGTGCTTTGGCGTTTCTTACAACACCGTCATGCTTGCTTTTGGCTTGTTTAACCGTCTTTTCTTTTTCTTTTATAGCATTAGCAATCATTTTCTCGTATTGATCTTTAGAAATTACTTTTAATTCTTTGTACTGTGTCCATGCGTATTGAACTGAATCTTTATACTTTTTATCTGCAAAGTTAACTGTTTTCTTATATTCCTTGTCAGCTTTGGCGATTGTATCATTCATTTCTTTAGTTGCTATATCATGGCGTTGTTTGCTACGCTCTCTGTTGATTCTAGTTATTTCTGATTCACTTTTAGCCGTTTTCTTGATTTTCGTATTGTACATTTGATTGTTAATACGATTGATTTCATTTTTTTCCTTGCTAGTTAAAGCCCTTTTTTCTTTAGATGCATTGCTCATAATCTGATTTATACGTTTGTTGTTATTGTTTACCTTGTCAATCTCAGCTTTATGTTTTTCATCTAATTTAGCTAGAGCTTGTTGCTTTTCTTTTGCAGATAAAGATTTATTTGATTCTAAGGCCTTTTGTGCTTCTACTCGTTCTTTTTGTTGGCGCTCTTTGATTGAAGATAAAACGTTATTTTTCATTTCAGTGAATTGCTTAACGGTATCATTTTTAATTTTCTCGTTGATAACCGCATTAGACATCATGATTTGATTTAACTTTACTTTAGCGCCTTGGTATAACTTATCGTACTCTTTTAGGGCTACTTGAGTAGACTTATCGATACCTTTTACTTTTAGAGATAGACTAACTCCCTCTTCCGACTCTTTTTTAGCTTTTTTCAGTGCCTCTTCTTTTTTGTCTCGTTTATCAAACGCTTGACCAATAGATGAACCAAGTTTATCGCCAGCTATACCTCCAGCTATACCCCCTACTACTGTTCCAAGCGCGGTACCAAACACAGGAACAATGGAACCAACAGCAGCTCCTAGTGCCGCTCCTCCGGCTATACCTCCTACAGAACCACCAAGAGATCCTCCAATTGATTGTTTAGTTCCAGATCCACTTGCTATCTCATATACAAGCGAGCCTACTCCTGCAACTGCACCAATTGCGCCTGCACCTTTGACAAACTTAAGAGCCTTTGCACCTTTGCCGATTTTTTGAGCATTCTTAGCAGTTCTGCTCCCAGTCGTAACAACCTCATTTGGTATTACTGTAGCACCTTTAACACCTTTCTTACTCCTACGACCAACAGTAGAGACGTCGCCACCTCTTGCAGCATTATTTCGTTGCAAGGCTGCTGTATTTGTATTTAAAGCATTTGTTTCATTGTTTAGTGCAAGTCTACTAGCTTCTGTTTTATTTTTAAAATTACCTAAATTTAAAACACTATTAGACAAGAGTTTTAATACACTTGTTCCACCCCTGGCTAATCTACCAAAACCAGTTATAAGACTTCCTATTCCAAATGTGACAAAACCTAAAGCTGCTCCAACTCCTGTAACTCCTATGCCAATTGCAGTCCACTTAGCGATATTATGCTGTGTACTTTCATCCAGTTTATTGAACCATCCAACCGTTTTTTCAACTGTACCAGCTACCGTCTTTAAAGTAGGAACAAGCGCAAAACCAAAGGCTGTGGCAGCACTTGAAGCTTCACCTGACATTTTTTCGATGGCACCTTTAAGAGTCCTCATTTTTGTGGCAGCCACATCATCAGCTTTGACTTTGTTAATGGACACACCCATTTCATCAAAAGCTTTTCTACCTGCTTTCGAAGCAATCATTGCTGCACGGATAGCATCGGAACCAAACATGGTATTAAATGCATTGATTTTCTGCTCTTTCGATAAATTCTTGGTAGACTTTTCTAGGATGTCAAATACTTCTGACATAGATCTAACATTTCCTTGTTCATCAAAGAACGCAGATGATAAATAACCACTAGACTCCCTTAATCTATCCGTTTCTTTAGCCAAATCTGCTTTAGATGCACCCGAACCTAATTCTTGTTTTGCTAACTCTTTAAAAGCCTTTTCTAAATCTGGGATAGTACGGGATGCAGGCTTAATCCCTTTTTCAACTAAGTATTTATAACCTGCTGTGGTGTTAGTTGTTGAAATACCTAAATCCTCCATGATTGTGGCTGCTGCTTGAGTTTGTGGAGATAACCGCATAATCATGGTTTTTAATGATGTACCTGCATCTGAACCTTTAAGTCCATTTTGTGCGAATACAGCTAGAGCATTATTAGTGTCTGCAAAACTAAATCCAACACTTGAAGCTACACTAGATACCATAGATAATGAATACTTCATTTCTCCCACAGATGTGGCAGAAGCATTGGCTGAACCTGCTAATAAATCTGCTGCTTTAGCCATTGATATTCCATCATCTCTAAATGAGTTCAAAACTGTGGAAGAGATTTCTGCCGCATCGCCTAATTCCAATTCGCCTGCAGTTGCAAGTGATAAGGCTGCTCTTAATCCACCACCCATAATAGCTTCTAAATCTACACCGGCTTTAATTAATTCTTGTGCACCAATAGCGACTTCTTTATTGCTATATTTTGTTTCAACACCTAAATCTTTAACTAACTTTGTTATACCTTTACCATATTGCGACCATTCCGAAGGAGCCATTAACGCTTTGATATCTGCCATCGCTTGCTCAAAGTCAGCTGCTTGTTTAACGGTATAACCTAGCCCTAAACCACCTGCAGTAGCAATTCTTCCAAAAGTAGATGTAATATCTCTTCCGGCATCTTTAACTTTATTTCCCGTCTCTATAGAACGATCAGATAACCCTTTTAATTTCGCTTCTGCTTTTCCTAAGTTATCCGCAAACTTACCCATTCTAGGGCCAACGGTTCCAACTTTTCGATTAAGCGAATTAAAGGAGTTATCTAGCTTTTTTTGTTCTTCCACAAGGGATTTATATTTACTTGTTGCCTCTACAACTCTGCGATCATGTTCGCCAAATTCTTTCGTAAGCTCGTCTACTTTTTGCTTCTGCAGTTCAACTATTTGACGGTGCTTATTGCTCTGATCACTTAGTCCTTTGAGCTTCTCCTTTTGTGCTGTGAAAGACAATCCGCTCTTTCTAAGGCTTTCTACATTTTTATCTGTTGATTTTTTTAATTTAGAAAATTCATCTTCTAAATCTTTCGTTGAATTTTTGAATTCAATCATTTCAGCTTTAGTTCGAGTTATTTGTTTTTCCCAAGAAGCCTGTTGGGCAACTGCTGTATTTATACCCTTAGCTAGCTTAGCCACCTGGTCAGACTCAGCACCAAAAGTAGTAATAGCTTCGGCATGTCTTTTTCGTAATTCTTCAATTTTGCGTTTATTTACTTCAATGACGGTGCCTAACCCCTTAACTTTTTCACCTAAAGCACCATATTTATCACCTGCTTGTTCTAAAACAGAGACATTGGCTTTCATAGCGGATTGAGCAACCTTAAGATCAGCTTTAATACCATCTAACGATTTATTAAATTTTGCTGAATCCATGCCGAGCTCTATAATCATCCGGCCGAGAGGTTTTTCTTGCGACATGGTTTACCTCCTTTCTTAAGGTAGTGCCTTCACAAAATCTGCTAAATCTACTACTTGGTCTTCTTTTTTCTTATCTTTTGTACTTAAAACTTCCAACAAATGATTTAAATCAGCATTCATAATATCCGTGTAATTCATACCATCTTGCATAAACTGCTTAACTAACCGGTTAATATCATCCAAGTACTCCTGAGCCGTTAATCCAGTTCCTCTTCCATCTCCACGTCCTGCATAATCTGGATCAGACGTTGAGCCTTTTTTTCGCTGTACCCCAACACTTTGTAGTAAATTTCATACATTCTTTTCATTAATTCGTGTGCCTGGATTCCTTCAAAGATTTCATCTGATTTAATGCCAAATAAATTAGCGACAAAATCGACTAAAGCCATCGCACTATCTAGTTCACTTTCATGCACTTCATTCTGCAATTTAAGTGCTGTAATTAAGTTTTTAGCACTCACCCAATCTTTTGTATGTGTAGTAACTTCCTTCGTTTTTGGATTCGTTAATTCTAATGTGTACATTTTCATTCCTCCATTTTTGAATAAAAATAAAAGCCCTCCAAAACGGAAGGCTTCTTGTTAAGGTGCTGGCACTTCAGGTGTATATCCTGGGAATGCGTACGCTCTTAATTTACTTGCCAATTCAGTACCAATACCGTATGCAATCGTTTGACCATCATCATTTGCTGTACAATCCATCGTTAATTTTTCTGATTCTGGTTCACCTGGTTTATCTTCATTGGTTTTAAAGCTTTCATCCCCAGCTGAGAATTTACCTCGTAACAATGAATATAAAACCGGTTGGCCGCTTGCATCTTCAGATTCTAAAATACCTGCCACATATGGAGGATCCGTATCTTCTCCAATTAAAGTAAAACCGTCAGCATGCTTTTTTCGTCCAAGAACAGCTTCTTGCATTTCTTGCGGGATATCTAAAATATCGATATCCGCTTTTACATCCCCTGTACCTTTTGCGGAAACAAAATAAGCAGTATTTGAAGCGTATACTTTGATAGAATCAGGTGAAATACCTGAAATAGAGGCTTCAACCATACCACCTTTCCCAGGTTTACCTTCTATAATAAACACCTTGTCGGGCACTACTTGTCCTGCAGCATCTAACACTGCGAAAGTGCCGCGTTTAAAACCAACTTTAATCATTTATTGTTCCTCCTCTTTTTCTACAATTTGTCTAACGTATCTTCTCGCTAACATGTACAAATCGATATCTTCGTCTTTCGTTAACGGAAATCGATAGTAGCAACTCCACTTTTCAGCTGCCATTGCTTGATCTAGTATCTTTTTGTATGGCTCAAGTTCCTGAATAGTTCTAGCCCATACCGTAATTTGCACTTGATAAATTTCTGAAAAAACTTTATTGCTACTAAATGATTCAGCATAATCGTAGATTTCATTTATACGTAGTAATGGAGCATTCTCAATTTTTTGATATACAGCTGGGATATCAATCATGTAAATCTTCTCATCAGGCACTAATGACGTAACACTTTCATTAGTGCATAGAATGTCATTCACTGCTTTTACCGCAATCATAGCCCCAGCCCCTTTTTTAGCTCTTTACTTAATTCATTAAAAAACTCGTCCTGTGATTCGTGAGTTGTTTTCTCCATAAATCCTTGAGGCTTTTGGTTAATGGTTCCCATTTCAGGAAAGTGAGCACGCCAATAAGTATCTTTACTAAACCCAACTTGCATTCTGCCTTCTTGATTTACATTAGTTGTAACAATGTCGTCTCTTAAGTGGCTATACTTCGTGCGTTTTAGACTGTTCGCATTTTCATATTGCCTTTGAGCTTTCCAACTGCCATCACGACTCTTCTCACGTGCAAGTGGTGTATTTTCCTCTAATGACTTAACAACTACCTCAGAAGCCTTTCTTACAGCTTTATTCAACACCCTTTTATTCTGACCGGCTAATTTACGCAAACCTGCTTCTACACTTCTCATATCGATTTCAGCCATTTATGACACCACTTCCGCCGTAATTCTTACTAAATCTTTATCATTTGAAGGTCCCACATCCATGACTTTGTAATCTTGGTCTTTATATCTGATTTTTAATGGCTCTTTTTTTAGCTGCTTTTGCATCTGAATAGGCACATTAAAAAACACTGTATCCTCAAATACAGTGCCGATAGCAGAAATTTTATTTTGAATAGATTGGCCAAAAAACTCTGCCCAACAAGAAAACAGAACAATATCCTTTGGCACACGATCACCATAATCATTTTTAATCATTTCTGTTTTGAAAAAGTGTATTCGACAATTCAAACGATTTACGTTACTTTTACGCATGAATATCACCTAAAATCGGCTTTGGAATAGCTTTTAGCTTCAATATTAGATCTTGTATGCCGTATGTTAATGGCTTCGAAAGAATATCGTTCATATCGTCAACACCTGTTCGATTGTTATACCAATGAGAAACCAGCATTAAAACCGCTAATTCATATGTTTGATAATCCGGTGAGTCAACAGAAGGAATAACGCAACCAGAACCTAGTAAATGTGAGTTAGCCGATACGATTAAGAATTCAAGGATTACATCCTCTTCATCCCAATCAATTTTCAGCCATTGTTTGACTAATTTCAGTGAAATCATTACTTATCACTGCCTTTTTCATCCGCTGTTTTTTTATTTTTAGACGTTTTAACCTCTTTTTTATCTTCTTTTTCCTCAATGAATTCCAAAAATGCAACATCATATTCAGGATGAACTTTTGTTAAAAATTCAGCTCGTGTTTTAGTTAATTTTTTACCTTCGGCAGGATATGGCTTACCAACTTCATAAACATGACCATCTTTGTCCATAAATTTATTGATCACTTTATACATCGTTTCACCTTCTTTTCAGAGAATTTAAAAGCGCCTATAGGTTATCCCTATTAAGGCGCTGGTGTAACTTCTGCGATACGGAACGCAGATGATAATTTAATTTGGTGGTCAAACCATGCAGTTACGACAAAGTATTCAATACCTAATTTGACATCTTTTTGGTTTTCAAACAATGTACCAAGATCATAGTTGAACTGTGCGTAATTGAAGTCGCCGACAATTGGAGCACCTGCTGCGGCATCAACAAATACAACAGGTTTTCCAAGAATTTGTTCAGGCTGTGCAGTGTAAAGTGTAGCGTTTCCGTTAGCTAAAGTTTCAATGAGATCTGAATAATCCGAGTATGCCATCACAATTGTGGCATTCTCACGATAATCTTCATGCAAAGATGTAAGTGCTGATTTAATAGCTTTATAAGTGTTGGTCCCTTGTACTCTAGCAATATTTGTTTCATCAGAATAGAAGGACATGTGCTCTTCTCCCGCTTTAGGCGTCTTAGCAAACGATACTTTCTTTTCTTTTGCAGCAAGACCTGAACGCAATGCATTCTCAGTATGTGTTACTAGAGCTGTGTCTGTTCCATTTAATACTGTTTCAGATACACCCGCTAAAACTTTAAATTTATGTCGGCCGAAGACAACATTATCGCCTTTTAGCTTCATTTCTTTTGCTGTTTCAGTATCTGCAATGAAATCATCATCGTCCAAAGTGAATGCCAATCGTGGCAACTCAAGATTTGTAATCTGTGTTACTGTCTCGATTTCGCGCAATGGATTTTTAACTAATGGAGCTAAGATGACATCTTGAGAAACTGTTTTAGGTAGAAATTTCTCACCACCTGTATTATTTCCATCACCTAATACAGCGCGAACATCTTGGGCAACTGATTTATTTTTCATAGTTGCACGAATTAATGAAGCTTTTGCCGCAACTACTTTTTGTTGTGGATCTTCAATACCACCAAGACCTGTATTTGATCTTGCTTGTTTTTCAGCTAAGCTTGCTTTTTGTTCAGCTTCCATTGCATCATGTTGCTCTTTGATGACATTAAAACGCGCTTGCAAATCCGCTTTAGATTTCTGCATATTTTGAATATCTTCTAATGATGAAGATGTATTCGAAGCTAAAGACGTTAATTCACCTTCTGTTTTTTGAAGTTGCTGACCAATAGTAGCCATCGCTTGTTTTAATTCGAATAGTGTTTGGTTGCCGAAAAACTGTAATTTCAACATTAATGGATGGAATACCGCTTTTTGATTAGATTTTTTCATTTTCATTTTCCTCTTTTCATTAAAGTATTGTTTTTAGGTACAATTGATTTACTTTTGAGTCAGCTAAAATTTGTTCACGTAGAGTTTTTTCTTCTGCAGACATTGCGCTAGGAATTAGTTTTTGCAGTTGTCTAGGAACATTTCTGTAATGTTGCTTATATTTGTCTGTGATACTAGCCGCCATATGATTAGACTCTTCCACAACATCACATAAGCCGTAATTAAACGCTTCATCAGCAGATAACCAAGTTTCGTTATCTAACAATTCTTTTAAGGTTTCTTCACTAAGCTTATTTCCTGCTTTATCGAGATACATTTGGATTGCTGATTGATTTATACGATCTAAATCATCAGCTGCCTTTCGTAATTCGTTTGCATTTCCACTTGTCCATGTCCATGCATTATGAATCATTAGCATTGAATTAGAAGGCATTCGAATTTCATCAGCAATCATTATAAAAAATGATGCTGCAGAAGCCGCTAATGCATCTACATGCGCAATGACATGTGCCTTATGTCGTTTTAACATATTCGCCATTGCTATTGCTTCAAAAACTGATCCACCTGGTGAATTCACATACAGATGTATGGTTTCAACATCTCCTGCTTCATCTAATTTTTCTTTGAATATTGTAGAAGACATTTCTCCGAATTCTTCCCAGGCCCATTTAGTAATTTCTCCATAAATAAAAACATCTGCTGAATTACCATCGACAGATGCCTTAATGTCAAAGAAACATTTTTTACTCTGATTTCCCATTCCCCTCACCTCCTCTCAATGAAGTTGTTTTTCTTAATGCAGGATCCATTTCAAGAGGGTACATATCACCGGAAATCCAAAGTTCTGCTGCTTGTCCTCCCATTGGTGGTAAGTCTTCATACCTTCTGATTTCATCTCGCGTCATATAACCATCTCGTGAAGCCGAATGATAGAAAGCGGTTCTTGCTGCCGTATCACCTCGAAGCAATGCCCCCATATTAAATTTAAAATAAAAACCACTGCGTTTTTCGCTAGTGGTTAGTAGTTTTTTATTAAATTCCTGCTCATACTGGCGAACAATTGGAGTAACGGTCATTTGCACGAATTGAATCATAAGTTGCTCCGTATTACTGAAGCCTCCGCCTGTTTCATTCAAAAATATAACTGGTACATTATAAACGTTTGCTACTCGATCACGTGTGATTTTTTCGTTATTAATAATGTCTGAAGAAATATACTGTTTCTCTAACTGCGCAATTTCAACGCCTGGTTCTTTGAATAAAACACCACCATTTTCAGCGTAAAATTGGCGGAAATTATCAACCACTTGCTTCTTCTTCTCTTCATCTACGTTTGCTCCGTATGAAAGCAAAAAAGAATCAAGTTTTTCCATTTCAGACAAAGCAAAATCTTGGACCGCTTTATCGAAGCGTAAAGTATTAGCAAGCACTTTTAACGGACTAATTCCTGCTAGACGACTTGCCCCTGTTATATGTTTTACATGGATAACATCCGCGCTATTTGCATAGTAGGTAGCATTTTGAGCAATTATTTTGTACCATAATTCACCCGTATCTAAATCAGTAAATGGGGTTACATATGTTGGATCCAGCGGATAGATAGCTTCAACTTGTGCCCTTATATCTCGTTGAATGATAGCATATGCATTGCCTGTTTCATTTCTATTCACTTCCATCGTACGCATGAATTCAAATGAGGTCATTTGTGGATTAGGTTCATTCGCAATTAAAAAGGCTACATTATTACTGTGAATGTCGTAATCTTTATACAACTTCAAAGGTAAGGAAGCCATTGTATTTGATAATCGAGTGATGACACTAAAGATATTTTCATTTGTGGCCAGTTGCGAATTATCAATTCCCCAAAAAGTTCTTCCAAACCATGACGTAAAATCAAATAATTTTCCCTGCCATCCACTTACTGCAGCTTTAAACGCTAATTTTGTCCTTTGAAAGATGTTCATTTTCTCACCACCTTCTATCATTGTCTTATCTCATTGATATAAATTTAACGTTCCCATCACCCTTAGGTTTTGTTAGTGCAAAACGAGCTTGTACGAATGCATTTATGATTGCCGCTATTGGATCGATGCGTTCTCTTGATTTCTTTTTAGATAACAGTATATTCTCTTTTGAATCCATATCAGTTATTGCATTTCCTACTGCCCAATTTAAAACCTTGTCTTTTAAGTGAGTGATGCTACCTTTATATGCATATTCACGGAAGTCTTTTGTAGGCTCCGATAAAGTCGCATAACCTTGTCGTATTTCTACAGTAGTAATCCCTTTGTTCGCCATATTTTGAGCGAATTGAGTAGCACCCCATGGATCATAGCAAAGCATAATCGGATTCCAACCCTTATTGATAATTTCATCCATAATCCAATCTTCCACATATTCATAATCGACTACCGCTCCAGGAGTTACATCCAGCCAACCTTCATCAATCCATAGATCATAAGGTACTTTATCTTTTGTTCTACGTTCATTTAAGGTTTCTTCCGGCATAAACGAATGCTGCTCAACATGTAAAGAGTATTCTAAAGGGAATGCAAACCCAACACTTGTTAGGTCAATCTTTTTTGATAAATCGACACCAATGTAAACATCTCGTCCAGTAGTATCGAATTCTTCAACTTCGCATTCTTTCCACTTTTTAGCAGACATATAACCTTCTTCTTTCATATCCACCCATATATTCATGGTTTTTGTCATGAAAGAACGCATTTTTTCAGGTACATCTAAAGCAACCTTTAAGTCTGACCGAATTGATTCCAAGCCTTCTTCATAGGTAGCAACAATTGGATTAGCTTTTATCCAATTTGATTCAACTTTAATATCGTCTCCTTCATCTAACTCACAGATGATCGCAAAATAATCTTCATTTTCGATATCGTCATCCGGATTTAAAATTCTACTAACATACTCGTACTCTGTATAGCATGGCCGGCTTAAATCAAACCCAGCTGTTGTAATAACGACCATCAGCGGTTCTTTACGGGCCACCATACCTGATTGAAGTACGTCATAAATCTCACTCGTCTGGTGCGCGTGATATTCATCAACGATACCAACGGATGGGTTTTTACCATCACCAGTTTTACGAGTTTCTCGAGAAAGAGGAACAATTATAGATTTATTGTTTAACACTTCGATTTTTCCGTAAGCTTCTTTCCATTTCCCCTCTAGTAAAGTCGAGGAGGCTATCCCATCTCTAACCGCCTCATATACTTCATCTGATTGATCCTTTTGCCAACCAGCGATATATGCACGTTGCTTCTCTTCTCCTAAGAATGTGATATAAGAAGCAATGATTGCTAAAAATTGTGATTTTGCGTTTTTACGGGCTAATTGGATATAAACTTTTCTGAATCGGCGGGCTCCATTGGATTTCTTTTTAAAACAAAAGATGTTAACACTGATAAATAATTGAAAATCCGTTAGCTCAACTGGTTGTTCCGCAAGCACACCTTCTACATGGTGAAATTCACGTGCCCAATAATAAAAGTCTTCTCCCTCTTCTTCTTCAAAATAAAAAAGACTATCTGGATTATTCATACAATCCTCATAGTCTTTTAAAAAGCGTTTAACCGCCCATTTATGTTTTATGCATGCTTTTATACGACCTTCTAAAATGTCGTCACAATAAGCAAATACTCTTTCTAATACCGTCATAGGCGATTACCAAAACGTTTTTCCGCTTCTGTTTTTGCTTCTGCAGGTATTGTAGAGGGGATAACTAATTTTAATCGAGAGGTGATAGTTAAGCCTAAATCCGAAGCATATGAGCGACATTCATCAGATAGCTGCTTACGTGTTCGACTAAGCTTTGTATAAGCTTCCAAATCCTTTAATGGATTTAACTTTCTAATAACAGGACCTAAGCGCTGATATTCCGTTTTTGCTTCAATGTAGCGAGCAAGCGTATCTACATCAAGATTACTGATAATATCCAAAGCGATTAACTCTTCTGCGATCTTCTCAAACTCTAATTTCTGTTTTTTTAACAGATATTTAGGCGCAATAACTTTATCGTTATTCCCTCGCATTTTTTCTTCATGTGCAGCACGTTTTGCTGCTTCTTCTTTAGTAATATGCTTTGATTTACCTTTTCCTTGAATAACAGTTAAAGGCTGTTTGTTTCTTCCGGCCATCCCTATCACCTCCTAAAAAATAATTTCAAAAACGGGTTTTTCTGCGCGGATGATTGAGCATCGTTGTTTTCGACCCTGTACAAATGATTTGAAAGGTAGGGGGGTAGTTACTTTCCTTGCCCTGTCTTTCGATTGTGACAAGCTTGGCATAAATATTGCAGATTATTTATATCGAGAGCCTTTGACCAATCTTCTTTTAATGGGATAATATGATCCACTACCCTTCCTAATACAATCTTTCCTTCTTCATAACATTGAACACATAAGCCATGTGACTCCATGATGACAAGCTTCCGTACCTTCTTCCATGCAGCTGAATGATAAAACTTCGTAGCCCGTTGATCTCTTGCGTATCGATCATAGTAACGGTTGTCATTTGTCTTCTCGATGGCATGCACTTCACAATAACGATCGGTTGTTAACTTAGCACATCTAGGCTTGTTGCAAGGCTTTAATGGTTTAGGTGGCATTCATATCACCTCCACAACTATTCAGCTACATCAACGAGACGATTGCACTTGTCACATTTAAGTTGATAAGGTTGAACGTGATCAGTCATATAGGTTGATACCTCAAAACTTCCACAATGCGGACACTCAATTGCTTGATCGATCTCTTCTAATTCATCTGCCAATGCTTCAAGTTCTTTCGCCATAACCCCTGCATGCTTTGCAATAGCTTTTAGTTTTAGTTGTGATCTTTTATTAAATCCTAAATCAATAGTTAAGTTCGGCATGTAATTCCTCCGATTCTTTAAGATACTCATCACCTAGACTTAGTACTGTTTCTACCTGTTCAGGTGTCAAATCGAAGCAATGTCCTACTTGAAGTTCTTTTATTTTGCTTCTAACAAACCACGCTCGATTACTTACTGGTTTAAAAGGTTTTGTAAAGACTGGACCTCCACATCTAGGACATCTAATCCCATCTACACTACTTTCAGGTCCAAGGATTATAGTTCTGCAATTGGTATCCATACACTCGCATTGATGTTTATATCTCATTGTTCATCCCTCCCCATCTATTCATTACATGCAATTGATTTATTCGCCCACATAATTGCCTGTTCTAAATTCTCTTGAGCAATAGTCTTCTCACGGCTATCTGGACACAGTTCGTCAAACATGTGAGCCAGCTCTTTTGCTTTATTTCGAATAGCTTCATACCTTTGTGGTTGATCACTCTTCGGCGCATGATATGTAAAGCTGTTCTCTAAGTTTGAACGGATGTAATCTTTTGGTACAATTCCTCCGTTCTGCAAACACGCTGGACAATATTCTGTTTCACTTTCATTCTTGCAAATTGGATGGTTAAAACATTTATTCACCGTTATCCCTCCATAGATTTATAATGATAATGAACTTTTTAATAATTAATATGAGAAATCAAATGATCAAGGTATATTAACCCCTTTGTGACTCCTAAAATTCCCATTGATACAGCAGTCTTATTCAGTTAAAATATGGTAGATAAATAAATATGAATGAAAGGAGATACAATTATGTATCACGTAAAGATATTTGGGTATAAACTTTTACTCTTTATCTTCTTCGCTAAGAACTTTTTTTAAAGTTTAGAGTGAAGACGCCGCTAATTCTAGCGGTTGTTACATGATACTTAAAATTAATACAATAATGTATCTCCTTTCTTTATTTTCAAGCATAAGAAAAAGCCACTCGATTGAGTGACTTAATATAAATTTAAAATTTTAATTTCACTGTAAGAACGGAACCACTTGAAGTATCTTCAAATATGAACTCGTCAACAGTATAATAATGTTTTTGAGAACCGATTTTTTTACTTGAAAGTAATACCTGAACTTCAATCTCTGATAATTCCAAACGCTTTGTTTCTAAATGTACATCTGCTGGATAAACTAAATCTACAAGCATATTATCCCCCCCTCTATATTAAATCATAAAATGGAGAGAAATATATGTGAATTGTAATAAAGTAGAAAAATGATGTAATTAATAAAGCACACTGCTCAAGTGTTATGCCGTGTGCTCCTATATTCATTCGGCCCTTAGCTTATTAGAATATGTTTGGTGAGACAGACAAGGATTTGCACCTTGTATGCTAAGTGACAAAGACACGTTAACAAGTTCATTGCTGTGCGACTTACTTGCGTCTACCTATTCCGCCACTGTCTCATAATATAAAAGACCACCCAATTGAGTGGTCCCTACATTGGAAAGAAAATAATCTGCCAGTGATAACTAATAAATTATCACACTATCAGTATAACATGTTCTAATTGCATTTATAATGACGCATTTTTGACAACTTAAAAACGAAGCCCATCTACTCCGAAAACCAGTACTGTCAAGTCTTCATAAGCTTTTTGAGCAATTCTATAAACTGTTCTTTCTTTCGTAAACTGACATTTACTAATCTCTGCAACTGTTTTTTTCTCGTCGGAAATGTACATGTGATAAATAATTTCATACTTCCGTATGTCATCAGCATTCCCCGATTCTTCGCACATGAGTTTGTAGATCTCTAGCGTTTTATTGATAAACTTAACCATCGCTAAAGTTTTTTTCTTAGATTTTTTAATCGACATAATGGCAAACTCATCTGTATCTAAATCGTCTAGTTCTAACTTTTCATCAAGTTCAACAATATCGAGTTTGATATCTGCAGAATGTGCAGCGAATGATCGATAGTTTCGCAACAGTAATTTCACGTTTCGCAATCGTCGATCATGTTTATGTTTTTCTCTTTCCTGTTGTTCAGCCTGATATTTCTCAACGGCTACTGCAGCTGCAGTTCTGGCCACAATCTCTAATTGCTTCTCTGTTAATTTCACATACTTCACCTCTTCTATGGCTGGCTTTGGTGCTGTTTCTTTGTCTGCATGTCCGCATAAATGTCATCAAGCCAAATGAATAGCATGGTCAATTGCCGCGTCACCAACTGATTATTTTCGTACTTGTTGGCCATTTCTCCAATGGATCGAGATACCCAAGACCAAAACTCATGACTTTCCATCCCATGCGAGACGGCCAATTGATTAACTTGTAAAATCCAATCAGCAACTTCTGCATAAAATGCTTTATAGTTCATCCAATCTCCTCGATTCGGATATAAATACCTGGCACATTCGCCCAGAACTTTTCGACAATCTCTGAAACAACTAATGCGTCATCTTTCCAGTAGCCACATGTTGTCATACAATCCTTCAACAACTTCTGCAAATTATCCGTGTCAGGTTTGGTGTATTTATATTCCCCGTCTGTATGTTTGCCTGTTATGGGAAAGCACCATTTCACCATCAAACGAATAGAACTCATATATTTCTTTTTGGGTACATGTTGACCAAGATGGGCCATCAACTTTGCTCGCGCTGCCTTCAACTCTTCCGGTTCATAAAAGATTGGCTTTCCGTTCTGGACTGTGACTTGTTTCTGTTGGTGCGTTGTGGTTGGCACTTTTTTCATCGGCATAAAAAATTCAGTTATCATGGATCTACCTCCTAGTGTCTGCAATCTGGGCAATCATCCCATACCTCTTGATGTGGACATAAATTCAAATCGGCTTCTTTCACAAACACACCATTTACCATACGGCCTTTTCGATTCGCAATTTCGTTATATGCCTTTTGCACGCAAAATTGAATATCAACGTCCAGCTGCATCGATAAAATAGTTAAGACAACATACATATCACCAATCGCATCGATGACTTCATCCATTCGACTTTTGGCCATTCCTTGACATAGCTCCCCAAACTCTTCACCTAGCTTGAGCATTTGCTTATATGGATCTGCCGATTCTAATTCTCTATCAATTGCCCACTTGCGTATTTCATTTGTTAATTCATTCATGCTACTTAACCTTCCTCGCTTCATTTCTAATTTACAGTATTTAACTTTTTTATTTTTGAAAATTAGCTTTCGTCATGGTAAGAGAAAAATGGTGTGGCGGGCTGTGCTTAAGCCCACCACTTTTTTTCTCATGACCTTGTGGAGTGAAACGGAAATTACCTATACGTAGTATAGGGTTTCATTTCACGATTTGAAGTGAAATTCTCGGTGAAATTTTCACGATTTCACAATTTGAAATGAAATGAAATTCTCGATACTTTTCACGATTTGAAAAATGAAATGAAATGAAAACACTCGAGTTTTTCAAAAAATGAAGAAATGAAATTCTCGACGTTTTTCACAATTTCACTATTGCTTTCTTTCTACTAATCCGTTCGCAATTCTAAAACCTCCATGATTCTTAATCCGATTTCGAACGGTCCGATCTGTCACACCTAAGTATTCAGCTATTGCTTCTAATGTAATTTCTTCCTCTATTCCACATGCTTCAAATGCAGATTCTAAAGCTTCGTTTTGTTCCTTTTTTATATCTTTAGATGATTTTTTCTTACTAAGATTCTTTTTCCAACCTGTATTACCATCGTCTAACACAATGTCTTTCAATATCCCTGTCTCATCAATCTTGTGAACAGGATACTGGAACCACATATTAACTGGCTCAAACTTTGGATATTCTCGTAGCGTTCCTTCAACTCGCCAAGCTGATCGTATTTTAATCGTTTGGACTGCTCGAGCAATCTCAACTTCTGCTATTGCTGCCACGTCTGGTGGTAATACTCGTTTTGCATGGTCATACATCCTTGATAAGCTTTGTTCGTCATCTAACCCAACATGCTGATCAAAATAATCAAAGTTAACTTGCTTAATTGCATTCGCATAAATCTGAGCTGTCACGCTCTCTTGTTGCTGCTTAATTAAATCCTCTGAAAGCTCCAACTCCACTAAATCTATAATCGCATCCGGATCTCGGGCAAATACGCCGGAACCTGAAGAACGATCCATTGATTTCTTGCCACCTTGCCCACCTTTTGAATGATGGTGACAATAAATAACGCTAACACCCAATTCTGTTGCTACTTTGTCAAATTGATTCGTGAAGTGTGCCATTTGTTCAGCACTGTTTTCATCGCCTGTTAGAACTTTATAAATCGGGTCAATGATCACAGCCGAAAAACCTTTTTTATGTGCACGACGGATTAATTTCGGGGCAAGCTTGTCCATTGGTACAACCTTACCACGTAGGTTCCAGATATCGATATTGGCTATGTTATTTGGGCGTATGCCCATCGCCTGGTAGACGTCCTTGAACCGATGTAGGGCACTTGGACGGTCGAGCTCAAGATTGACGTACAGTACTTTGCCCTGTGTACATTGCCAGCCCAGCCATTTCTGTCCTTCTGCAATGGCAATAGACAGTGCAATTAGCGAGAACGACTTACCGGCTTTCGATGGACCGGCAATCAACATCTTGTGTCCTTGTCGAAGAATGCCCTCAATAATGGGTGGAGAAAGCTCAGGCAAATCATCAAACACATCTTCTAAACTCTCGATATCAGGTAGATCGTCGTTCAAATCCTCAATCCATTCATGCCATTCATCCCAATCGGATTTCCCGATATTTGTATCTACAATGAATTGTTTCTTCCCATTTCGGACGATGCCAGGTAGCCTGCTTAAACGAGAGGGATTTCGATTTTGATTATCGATATTTAACCCATTTTTCTTACATACGTTATATAAGTAATCCACTCTTTTCCGATACTCTTCATAATTTGGTGCATCAATTCGAACAATGGCATGAATACTTCTTTTTCCACTATGGACCATAATGGCTATCGGTAATTCTAATTCACGCATAACCGCATTCTGTTTTTCGATCTCCATGTTATCGGATTCGACCAAGGCATATCGGAAATCAGATACATTTTCATTTTTTACGCCTTTACCATCAAGAGGATTGAAACGGATCCATGCACCGGCTTCCTCCTTGTAATCTCCAAGTACAGAACCAATGTCACCTTCACAATTATTCAATGCCTCGATTAGTTGGCCAGCTGTACGGTCGTAGGCACCCGATGTCGGCTTATAGATTTTCTCGCCTGTCTTTTCATCGATTAATTCATACGTTTCCGTTACGTACCCGACATTCTCCGTGGACTGATAAAGCGTTTCTAAATAGCGAGTGATTTCACGTACTGGATTCCAATTGATAGGCTCTTTAATTTCTTTGCCTTCAATCCAGTTTTTATCGATGAATTTATAGTCTTCATCTCTAGTAATCTCATCATTCCAATCTAATTCATGAGAATCCTCATTCAGTGATCTAGGTTGCCAGCCATTATCTTTGGCCATTTGTGTTATGGTTGCACCAGTAATCCCATTCCCATCAAATGTGGTCCACTTTTTAAAGCATTCACCGGAACGATACCTTGCTGCATCTTTTTGTGACCAGGTATCCCAATCGCTGGCCGTATAGCCTTCGTATTTCAAAGCCATCCCTACATTGAGCCATTCCTGGTAATCGAGAAAGGCTGGATCGATGTGATCTAACAGGGCGATTAAATCAAATTTATTTTCCAAAGTGTTCACCTACTTCCTTGCTGTATTAATTGTTTGTCATCCTTCATTGCTGCGTTCGAATAATCTATAGACATGTTGTTCATAATAATATTGGACGGAACCTTAACCGTCGTTCACACCGCGATTCCCCGCACGCTTGGATTTCCGTTTCAAGCGTGCATCTAATTTACTTTATAAACTGTTGTATTATTATGCGTATAACAGATTACCAATTTGTATATAATGAATATGGACGGTGAAATTACCGTTGTAATCGCCTATCTTATCGCACGTTTGACTCACCTCAAGCGTGCATTTTATTTTTTAAACGTATCTGTTTTTTGATTAGCTAATACATATCCACCTGATGCTAGAAGTAGCATTGCGAATACATGTATCGGCTTTACATCAACTGTTAAAGCAAGAGAGAATGCACCGACAAATAAAAATAAGAAGCTAATAAGTGAGATTAATATTCTCTTTTTCATTTATTCATCTCCTTTTCTCTGTTTTGAACTTCGTCTAGAGGAAAGTCTAAATGGCCCTTAATTTGAGTTGGCTGAGATGTATTTCACCTCATAACGATTTCCTTTTTCATCAACAACAATAATATCTTCGTGTGTATCTTCCGAAATCCATTTTTCAATGCTGCCGCCTTTAATTTCACTCATAACACGAGATACTTCGACCATTTCAACAATATTGATTGCCATATCATGCACCTCACATATATTGTATTTTCTTTAACCATCACAAACTGAAACGTGTTCAAAGTATTGATCAAAGTCGTTGTAATCTTCCTCATCCAAGTTGTTCATTTCAAACTCTTTTCCACAATGAGGACATTCTGCAATATCCCCTAATCTAAACTCTTGAATGGCCATATTATTCACCTCACACGAATATTAAATGTCTTTCACAAAAACTTGGCCGTCTGCAGCTGTATGGAAAATGTCTCTTTTGGTTGTAACTAGATAACTGAATTCTGGTATTGCTAATACATTCATTTCTGTGATCAATGTATTGAACTCAAATGTAGCGATTACTTTTCTATCTACTTTTCGAAAAACCACTAAAATTTGCACGTATTTACTCCTTCATGAATCGGTCAAATAACATCTTCTACGTATTACGACCTTACCGATTCGATATAATCGTCAAATTCTACCTTTGTCTTTCCAATGATTTCTTTATGCGCTCCATCCATTGTTACGGTGTCTGAATATAAAGTAACGCCATTAAATTTGCCACAAGCTAATTGCCCTTTTTCTTTGTGTTTCAGCAACAAATTCACAGCCTTATCTATTGTGTCACCAGGCGAAAAATTAACTTTTATATAGTCTTTACTCAATGCAAGCGTCCCTCCTAATTGATTAATTTTTGCGTTCCAGTTTCCTTCAAATGTGACTTATCAACCTTCAACAAAATAGGTATCTGAATCCTTAAACATCTCTACAATATAAAAGTCATTTGAACCATTTTCATAACGTTCTGATATACCTGGGTAATATCTTTCGAATTCTGATAAAGCCTTAATTAATGCAGACTTTTTATCTGAAGCTTTAACAAATACTGCTGAATAGCCATTGAAACCCTTTCTGCCACTTACTTCATAGATGTTATTCATAGCAACTTCTCCTTCTGAAGCGTTTTAGCCTGAATTGCTAACTTTTTCTTAGCTATTGTTCTGTTTATTCGATTAGCTCTCTCTTGGCAACGCCAGCAAAACTCTTTATATGTTTTTTCATGACATATCCCACAAAATCGAACCATCTTACTCACCTGTTTTACTTTTTTCAATTGATTCACATATCGCTAACACTGAAATTGCACTCCACAGTGGCAATATATCTTGCCAATCAGCTCTTCCTTTAGCGGAAATTACGAATACCATATTAATTACTTGAGCGATCACGAATATAAATAACAATGTTTTGGCCATTTTGCCCCCTCTTATCGATTCATTCCTTTGTGATTTTTTAACTATCCGGAAATGCCAGATAGTTAGTTGCTAACATTTTTTGTTAAGCATGTATGATATGGCCCTTCTAATCGATCAATGAAGATGGTAAGTTCTCCTGCATTATTGTTGGAGGTTACTACATAACAATTTTCATCAACCATTTTGTGAACCTTCGCTTGACAACCAGATTGAATTAGACGTTCAGCTTCTTGTGCAGCGATTTCTTTTAGGATTTTGTTTTTTCGTCTTGTTTTCATTTAATCAGCTTCCTTAAACGAATCTTCTTCTAAATAAAAGTAACGGCCAACAAAGAAGTTACCATCCTTATCAGGAACTGGAATGTCATTAATATCTAATTCAAATGTAGCTGCTTCCTGTGCGATTTTAGTGTCACAATCATGGCACTTCATATACCAATTGGATTCTCGGTTATAACGAGTTCCTTCATTACCACAAGCAGGACACATATAATGTGATTTATATAACTTGAGACCATTTTCGGTTTCACGAACTCCACTTTGAGGACTTTGAGGTAAGTTTTCAGCTAAATTATCGAATGGCTTTTGCGTTAATGATTTAGCAGATCCTATTAAAGGAAGCTGTCTTGAACGTGAATTTATTTCTTCTTTTTCAAGTATTTTAGTTGGTATTTCTTCTACTACTTCCATAACTCTTTTGACTTTTTCTGTTGCTTGGTGTAAAACCTTTTCAACTGGTTGTTGAAGAGAATACCTACAAACTCCAAAGAAACCCTCTATAGCCATTTCTATATGTTTTTCATTACCTTCCGTGATATTTAATGACGCTTTTTCCAATTGTAATTGAATGTTCATCATTGCTTCCCCCTAGTTTTTTATGCCTTGTATTCTTTTGGATTAATGCCTTCAGGTATTCTCCAACCATTTGCAGCAATTCGATCAATTAGCTTCTTGGCACTTTCAAATGGCCAAGTGCCTACATGATTAAATCCACGCTGTTCCAAGAACCGAATTTGCTTAGGTGTAGTCAAACCTTGTTCACGTCGCCTGTCTAAACGTTCCAGCATTTTCGTTGCTTTCCCTGCATTTTCAATTTGTTCAGGTAAAATGCCCATTTTCTCTAATGCTTTGACTTGCTTATTGCTTGGAGGGCCCATCTCCCAGCCGAATGAAGGAACATAGCTTGATAAGTCTTCTGCTTGGATACTCATTTCAAATTGCAACGGATCCACTAGCTTCCGTTTACGTTTTTTCATTTCAGCTAATTGTTTTGCCAATGCCTCTTCACGTTGGGCAATAACATCTTCTTCCGCTTGCTTTTCAACTACTTCCAAATCTAAAGGAATAGCAGCTTCTTCAATTTGCTTGGTCATCGCTTTAGCCACTTCATCATTCGATGCAATCAAATGTGCTGGATGACATAACTCATGACGCTCGGTGTGCCATAAGAAGTCTAGCAACAATAATTCAGTTTTCCCCGGATGAAGTCGGGTACCGCGCCCAACCATCTGACTATAAAGTGAACGTACTTTTGTTGGTCGTAGCACTACCACGCAATCTACCGAAGGACAATCCCATCCTTCTGTGAGCAACATCGAATTACAAAGCACGTTATATTTATCATTCTCGAAATCCGCTAATACCTCTGCACGATCTTTTGACTCTCCATTAACCTCTGCAGCACGAAAACCTTTTTGATTTAGCAATTCGGTAAACTTTTGACTTGTCTTCACTAAAGGAAGAAATACAACAATCTTTCTATCCTTAGCTACTCTCCACATTTCTTCTGCAATCGATTCAAGGTATGGATCCAATGCAGTTCCCAAATCACTCGATTTGAAATCCCCTGCTTGTTGGCCGACTTTTGATAAATCTAGTTGTAATGGAATCGTTAAAGCCTTAATCGGACTTAAATAACCTGCTTTTATGGCTTTGGGCAATGTATATTCAAATGCAAGGCTTTCAAAATAAGACCCTAAGTTTTTCATATCTCCACGGTCTGGCGTGGCTGTTACACCTAGCACATTTGCATTTTCAAAATGGCTTAATACACGTTGATAACCTTCAGATATACAATGGTGTGCTTCGTCGATGATTATAGTGTCGAAGAAATCTTTACTGAATTGACTTAACCTTTTTTCTCTCATCATCGTTTGTACGCTTCCCACTACAACACGGTACCAGCTGCCAATTGATGTTTGTTCGGCCTTTTCTGTAGCTGTTTTTAGGCCAGTTGATTTCTCTAACTTATCTGCAGCTTGTTCTAATAATTCGCCCCGATGGGCAAGGACGAGAACACGCTCGCCCTTTTTCACTCGGTCCTCTATTACCTTTGAGAAAACAATCGTTTTCCCGCATCCAGTTGGCAAGACTAACAAAGTTCTATTTATGCCATTCTCCCATTCTGTTTGAATAGATTCGCGAGCACTTTGTTGATAATCTCTAAGCTCCATCGGTTTCCCTCCTAAAATTGACCTGGTGTGAATCCGCCACCCTGTTGTTGGTTATTAGTTGGGAACGGCTGTTGATATTGCTGTTGTTGCTGTTGTGGTTGATACGTTGGTTGCTGTTGCACTGGTTGTTGTTGAGCCGGTTGCTGATACTGTGGTGCAGGTTGTTGATATGCACCTTGTTGTGGGGCTTGTTTGCCGCCAAACACTTCTTCATATGGGTAGAATTTTTTCACCTGATTATTCGTTTTTTCATTGCCGTCATTCCCTGTAAATTTGTTGATTTCTAAATGAAGACGCCCTTTTGAACCAATAACTGTTCCCCAATTCATGCGTAGCTTTTCACCTTTTTTCTTTTGCCCAATACCGGCAAAGAAGTTAGAAAGAAGACCTTCCGTTTTAGTATGCAAGAATAAGTTGTGAAACACAGTTACATCTCCATGCTCTGGACTATGGACCGTCAACTCTAATTTCGCTTGATTACATGCTGGCATTTTTGCGCTTCCTTGAAAGCGTGCACGTTCAAATTTAGCTACCGTAAAGTCATAGTCACCTTCAGGTAGCAATATAAAATCGCCACCATCCTTTTCGATTTCATCTTCCCAACCTAATTCTCTTTCTTGATTCATAAAAAGACCTCCTAGTCGTTATTTAAAATGGTACATTCTGTTCTCTGATTTCTAAAATCATGCCGTATACTTGTTGCCATGCTCCAACCAACACACCATTTATAAAACCTGGATCATAATTTAAAATGGGTGTGCCCATCGGATAGTAGCCTTTGTTACTTACAACAGTTTGAATTTCATCTTCCGACACATGATTTTGTGTCATTAAATCACGTAAAGCTTGAGGAATATTGGGATTCAATTCCGGTACAATTGGCGAGCTTTGTACTGGAGTAGACGGTTGCATTGGCTGCTGTTCTGTTGGTTGAGCCGGTTGCTCTGGTATAGGCATTGGTGCTGGCTGTTGCACTGGCTCCTGTTGTATTTGTGCTTGAACTGGTTCTTGGACCGTTTGTTGCTGTTGCACTGGTTGCGATTGCGCTAGGCCATTAAATATATGAGCGATATAGGAATAATCTAAAGGGAACTCATCTGGCAAGCCATGACGGTTTTTAGCGTCCCATGCAGGATGGTGAGTGGCATAAATGGTCCGCACACCACCTTGTCCTTTATGTTTCTTGCCTTTTTCATCTGCCGCCACGCTGAATGTCTTATAATTAAGGAAAAGAACCATATCAGCCCATTCTTTTGTTAATGCAGCTGTTTTTGCTGTTGTTTTGTTACCAAGCTTTAATTCATAGCGATCGTAAGCACCCATCTCATCTGGTTGCTCAAATTTTGTTATTTTCGCATGAGCTGACAGAACAACATTGATTCCTACTTCAACTAAATCCGATAATTTATTTAAGAATTTACCAAACTCCTCTTCTAGTTGGATAAAACCTTCACCATAACCGAAGTTAGTAATACTTGTTTTGTTTGATCTACTTGTGATAAATTCAATAGCTAATCGCTCTGCCCAATCCACCGTATCGATGACAAGCGTTAAATATTTTCCGGCTTGTCCTTTAACCCAATCGACTTGTTGATTTAATTCAGTCCAACTTGAAGGCTTCTTGAGACGATCTACTGTTAATTCAGTGGTAGAACCCTCCGTATCTATGAAAATAGGATTTGGGAATTGTGCTGCTAAAGATGACTTCCCTATACCTTCAGGACCATAGAGCACTACCTTTTTGGCCTTTTCAATTTTCCCGCTAATCACTTCCATTAAAATTCACCTGCTTTCCATGTTTTTGTTTCAACTGGCTGTTGTACAGGTATTTGCTCCTGTCCAGCGACATAGCCGTCTTCAATAAGAATGCTACATTCCTCGCCTGTACTTACTCTTGTAGCAATGGCTTGTAATCCTTCTTGCTCCAACCACTTTCCGAAGTCCTGTAATGTTTCTAAATCCATCTGCTCCAATTTGTCTAGTAGGATAAAGCCGCAATCAGGCTTCAATTTTCGTACAATGGCAGTGGACACTTTCAACTGGTCCGCACCGCTCATGTTGTCCCACTTTTGGCCTTTGTAAATCAATTCACCATTCTCTACAGATAATTCTGGAAGAGGTAAATTAGCATTTTTCAGGAGCGAAGCTTTTTGCTCACGGATTTCATCAATCTTGGTCGATAGCTTTGTGTACTGAACATGATAATCATGGGCATCGGTTTCTGCTTTATCCTTATCCAAGTTAGTCCTGACCTTTCGGTTAATCTCTTCGATTTGTTGAATATTCGCTTCAAGATCAGCAGTTGATTCATCATACAAATCTAAAGATGATTTCTTAGCAATCTCTAAATCTTGTGCCGTTTTTGCTAGATTCATTTCTGCATTAGCCAACTGCTGCTTCAACCGTTCAACTTCTTGTGCTCGCATTGTATACTGTTGTTCAATCGTTGCGAGCTGTTCACGTTTACGCTGATTTTCGCCGTTCCGTGCTAAGATGGCTTGTTGCTGTTGAATCAAATCGGAGATAGAAACCAATTCTTTAGGAGCATCCGGGAAATAGGGTTGCTCTTTTGCATACTTAGCTTTCTGATCGGCAATCTGCCCAATTGCCCGACGATTACTGTATATCTCATTTTCTTGCTTCTCTAGCTCAAATAATTGATTTCCTACACCGATGATTTGAAGAAGAATGTTTGCCTTTTCTTTACTCGTCGAATTCATGAATTTTGGTAGGTTGATAGCTAATTCTTCAACAAAACTATCCAGCAATTGTTGACCAGCCTTTACTCCATTTGGATCAATTACTTTCAAATCGCTGTTCTTACCTTTTCGTTCAACGATAAGGCCATTTGACAAGACAATATGCAAATGCGGAGGAATGACACTTCCTTCACGATTAGCTTGGGAAGGACGATATTTATTGCCGCCTAATCCCCAAGCAATCGCATCTAGAACGCTTGTCTTGCCTTGGTTATTCTTACCGCCGACAATGGTTAAACCACTTGCTGTAGGTTCAATCTTGACTGCTTTTACACGCTTCACATTTTCAATTTCAAGTTTATTAATCTTGATTGGCATCTTATTTTCTCCTTCCTACCTTTAAGCGATAATTGTTACTTTACCGTTTTTAATTTCCTCTTCTAGTTTTTCTTCTAGGTAGTCACGGACATTAGCTATTGCCTGGTTTCTCCATACACCACCATCAGCCTCAAAAATAGCGCCTGTCGGACCTTTCTTCATACGGAAAATGAAGTCACTAGTTGGTTGATCTACTTCTAGGAATGTTCTGTATGGTGCTAAAGTAACTGGATTAGGCACTAATACATCATCAGCAGACGCAATGCCGGTTTTGATTGTCACAGCTTGTGAGAAACCATTGTCACCAGTTTGGCGAACATCTTCTTCTTTCACATTACCAACCACTTTCATGAGCAAGTCACGATCTTGTGTAGGCGTAAATTTTGATTGGAGAGCAATAATAAGCTCTTCAGCTTGATGGAAATACTCATAGTGAAACTTAGGTGTAATAGCCTTAGCCGTTACTAATGTTTCACGTCTACCTTCTACATCTAAAACACCTTTTAAATAAACCGTTTTTTCATCATAGACTTGCAAATAAAAGTTGGCGTTTTGTTTTTCAAGATTTGCTTTAATGTAGCCAACCATCCCTGTTAAGGTATTTACTTCTAAAGGCTCTGCCGCACGTGAAATCAATGGTCGAATTTCGTTATGATTGCCTTGGTTATCAATGACAAAAGTTCTTTTTACACCAGACTCGTCAACTGAATCTAGGAATCTTTCATTTGGACGAATAGACAAATCTTGCAAAAATTTAATAGCTTCTTTAATCATATGGATTACCCCCTGTTTTCTTGTAAGTTAATAATTTTGCGTTTTTGCTCTTGTTCAATAACATCGACTGGTTCGCCAACATCTGTTTTTTGAACCAAATCATCATCGAAATAGGTTTGTCCAGGGATTTTAGATTTCAATTCCTTGGCTTCTATGGCGCCTGTTTGTAAATCACGACCTGTTAATACAGTCATTGAAACGCCCTCTACATCAGCAAGCTTTGTTGTAAAATCGCTAGAGATAGCAATTGTTTGGCGATTATCATCAGGCTTGAATTCCAGCTTGATAGTAATGGAGCGCTTGCCCTTTGCTTTTGTGTTCTTGTCGTGAATATTGTTGAACACCTTTTGTAACTCGTAATCTAGTTTTTCCTGAATAGCTCCATTGGCTAAATCAGATAATGGCAAATCAATCTTTTTTTGCGCCATGAACTTTTTCCTCCTTATTTACCAATAAGTTTAATAGCTCTCTCCAACAAGTCTTTATCCGTATCGCGTACGAGTGACTTTAGTTCTTCCAACCCTTTGGCCACATCTACTTTTTCTTCATTCGGCGCATATTTTTTTAAGATGATTTGATTCCCATCGATGAAGATTTCAAGTGGATTTCTTTCAGCAATGCCAAATGTGCGACGCAACTCTATTGGAAGTACCACGCGTCCTAATTCATCAACTTTGCGAACAATACCAGTAGATTTCATATTATTTATCCTCCCATTTAGCAATTGTATTTTTATGTGCATTCAATAATAATTTATAACGTTCCCAGCCTGACAATTTGCGCCATTCTCTATTAATGATCAACATTCGTGAATCCCCCATTCATTTTTACAATACGTGGTCCACCATACTTCTTTTCGATTTCATCGCGCTCCATGTTATGATGCATACGACAATGCACTTTTGTAATAATTGGTGCTATGTGTTTGCAATCAGGAACTGGACAAGCTAAAAAGGATTCGCCTACAGGTGTACACCATACTTCGCCCGTTTTCATTTTCTTTAACCCCAGTTGACGCGAAGCTTATATTTATCTGGAAATCCGTTTCGTACACGATAGCCGACTTGTATTAATGCTTCTTCAAAGACGTCCAGTACATCTGAATCCTCATATTCATCTATTTCAAAAAGAAATCCTGTTTTACCAGATTCAGCGCTTTCTTCAATACCTTTAATCAACTTCTTAAACAAATCACTTTCAAGTGCTTCTTCTTTAAATTTTTCATATGCTTCTTTAGATACTTGAGCCATTGTTTCTGCAGTTTGTAATTTCAATTTATTCACATCCTTGGTTAATTCATTTTCGGATAAGGAAGAAACGAGTGAAGTTAATGAAACCGATCCAACGATATATCCACTTAGTGGTATAACTTCATTCGCAACTTCAAACACTTCTACACTAGAGGGAGCCCGATTGAATCCATCATCATACACTTGGTAATACCGTCCATCTTCTCCTTTAATCCTTTTATCATTATTAACGGGTCCATACATTCGACCTAGTAAGACACATTCGCTTTCTGAATACACGGTCGGTCGAACGTAGTCACCTTCTCGTGCAATACGCTCTACCTTGCGAAGCTTCAATCCTTCATACCAGATAAGTGTTTCTGTTTTAACTGCAACTGTTTCTTTCATTGCTAAAACATCTTGTTTCAACCTGTCTAACATTTCGACAACTTTGTCTAAAAAATCATTTTTGATTAGCTGTTCATACATTTTTGTTCCTCCTCTTTTACCTTTTTCACTAACGTTTTTCTAACAATTCTTGGAGCACTGGTTTCCGCTAGAAAGCGAATCATCCGTATAAGGGCTTCATCAGAGGGCTGTGTTCGACCATTTTTATACACCATGTTGTTCCCACCTCTCCATTTATATTGCTTTTTGTTCCCGGATGGGAACATTACGAGTAAAAAAAAGACCAGCTTCGTTTTTAGAAATCCCCATTGTCTCTAGCAATTTAGAAAACTCATCTACAGTAATACGAATGTCACCATTTTCTTTTTTGTAGTAAGTAGTTCTCGTAACACCAATTGCTTTAGCCATCTCTTCTTGTGATATTTTTCGCGATAATCTTTCATATCTTAATTTTTGTAAATTGAAATCCATGTCGAACACCTCCTTTGCATGGTTTTATATTAAACTATCACGTTCCCGATTGTCAACAAATTAATACAAATAATTTCATTGTGTTTCCTAAAGGGAACTAATATAATAATGAAGTGGAGGTGAAATAAAGAAATGCATTCTTCAGCAGAAGTTATAGACATTATTAAAAGCTTAAGGAAGAAGAAAGGTTTATCCGTCGGAGAACTTGCAAAAAGAGTAGGCGTTGCGAAATCAACTTTATCTAGGTATGAAAATCAACAGCGTGAATTTCCCATCAATGAATTGGGGAAATATGCTGACGCACTAAATACAAGTATTGAATATCTTCTGGGTATTCCTGAACAGCCAACAAACCTGGTTGAAATTAAACAGGAATTTGTTAAGATACCTGTCCTTGGAGCTATTGCTTGTGGGGATCCTATTTTAGCCGAGGAAAATATCATTGGTTATACTTACGAAGTGGCTGATACACTGCCAAGTGGCACTGTATTTGCTCTTAAAGCTAAAGGTGATTCAATGGAGCCAACTATCCCAGACGGCGCTACAGTGCTGATTAGGCAGCAATCTGAAGTCGAATGTGGCGAAATAGCTGCAGTTCGTGTGAACGATGATTCTGAGGCTACCCTTAAGAGGATAAAACGGCAAGGTGAAACGGTTTTTTTAATGCCAGATAACCCAAAACATACGCCAATTATTATTACAGAAAAAAATCCAGCAACTATTATTGGCAAAGCAATCAGCTTTAAAGTCACACTTTAATACTTAGCGCTAATTATTAAACACAGATAAGAGTAGGCTCATTTGCTTGCTCTTTTCTTTAATCAAAAGGAGATGTAACAATGCGTGTAGCAATTTATGTACGTGTATCTACAGAAGAACAAGCTGAAGAAGGTTACTCCATAAAAGCACAAGTAGACCGTTTAAATGCCTATGCCAGTTCTCAAGATTGGAAAGTTGTCCATACGTATATCGATGATGGAGAAAGTGCAAAAGACATGAAGCGTACCCAATTGACTGTTATGTTAACAGATTTAAAAAAGGATAAATTTGATTGTGTACTTGTCTACCGATTGGATCGTCTAACCCGTTCAGTATTAGATTTATACAAAATGCTTAATTTGTTTGAAGAGCATAACGTTAAATTTAAGTCAGCAACAGAAGTATATGATACAACAACCGCTATGGGTCGGCTATTTATCACACTTGTAGCTGCACTAGCACAATGGGAACGTGAAAACTTAGGAGAACGTGTAAGAATGGGGATGAACCAAAAAGCCAAAGAAGGAAAATGGACTGTAAGTTTACCGCCTTATGGCTATAACAAAGATAAAGTAGACGGTGATCAACTCGTTATTAATGAAGAAGAAGCATCAATTGTCCGTGAAATATTTAATTATTATGTAACTGGTCAGTATGGTGTAGGTAAAATAGCTAGTTTGTTGAATCAACAAGGAATAAAAACTAAAGCTCAACATGATTGGAATTCAAATACTATCCGATATGTCCTTACAAATCCCATTTATATTGGTACCATACGTTATAATTTTCGAGTTAATAAAGAACAATATTTCGAAATTGAGAATGCTGTTCCAGCAATAGTAGAAGAAGCTTCTTTTCAAGAAGTACAAAAAATTCTTTCTACGCGTTCTAAACATCATCCACGGAGGGCAACAAGTCGCTTTATTTTCACTAGCGTATTAAAATGCGCTCGATGTGGTGGAAACATGGCTGGTAAAGTTTCTTCTGGTGAAGCGCGTGGTGGGTACACTACTTTTAGTTATTATTGTGTTAATCAAAAACACGGCACTTGTGATTTACCTTTAATTTCTCAAAATTATTTAGAAGTACAATTCTTAAAAACAATAAAAGATTGGAAATATAAAAATCTGCTCCCCAATGGATTAAGTAAAAATAATTCATCAACTACAAAGGATTTAGAAGAAAAAATTAAAAGGATTCAAAAAGGATTAAAAGACATTGACCAAAGACGGTCCAAATGGCAATATGCTTGGTTGAATGACTTAATCTCCGATGATGATTTAAAAAATAGAAATGAAGAAGAACAACAAAAAGAGAATCATCTTCGAAATGAATTAGAATCTATACAACAAGATACAAGTGACGATATTAAAGAAAATATGATAGCTACTGCCCTAACAAGCCTAGAAGAAAACTGGAACCAATTAGAATTGCACGAAAAGAAAAAGCTAGTTGAGATGCTGGTAGAAGAAATGAAAGTAGATAAATTAATAAAAAAACGCACTCCTGATTCTGTTGGAATCAAGGAAATCAGTTTCAACTAATATATAGTATGCCTTTCAATCATACAGCATGTCCTGTCAAAACAGCTTCAATGGCTATGTGTGCTGTTTCACGATCCCGGATTTCGCCAATCATAATGACAGCCTTTATATATACTTTTTTTTTGTTCAAAATTAATTAAACCTTATTAAATCAACGTTATATATAATTTCAAACAAAAAGACCTGCTGGATTTTTCTCATAACAACCCAATAGGCCATAAAATTCTTATATTCAACATAATAAATAGGAAGATACGTTTTTTAACAATTTTACTTTAAGATTTTCCTTATTTTAAGAAGGGTTTAAATAAAAATATCTTATTAGATTTAGCATTGCCAAAAAAATAAAAAGGACCATTTGGTCCTTTTGTGTTCCAAGTGTTTAACAAATCAAATTCTCAAAAATGTGAGTAGTGCTTTCCCACTGCTCTAAATTTACAAAAACAAAAATTTCATTTGTGTAAGTAAAATACAACTTAATTCAATTATGAAATAAAGTGACTATTATTCTTTATTATTAAGTTCTTTCTCCCCCAGAAAGCCATTTATCATCAATAAATTCTTGTTGTATTTCTTTTTCTTCAATGAATATTTCAACTTGCTTATCATCTGTTTTGGTTTTTATTTCCACATTATCAGTAGAATTGTGTATTTGAATTTGGGGCTTCTGCTCATCTTCATTCGGAATAGTAAGTATAAATCCAATTATTGATAAAATAAAACTTGCCACAGTCATAAAATCTTTTGCTTTTTCAGTAGTAATTACATTCCATACCTGTTGCAAATGTCCTAACAGAGATGAGTACCATCGAACAAGAGTTTCTAATTGTTCCTCGTAATAATATTCTGTTTCAAAATCTTCATTATCGTTTGATTTCTCCAAATATCCTATACTTCCCATTGCTACAGCAAAATTCCACCTACTATCTTGAAAGTCATTTGTGATTCCCTTCAAGCTCATTGCTAGGTTTGAAAGCTGGCTATAAGCCGGTGTATCAAATCCTCTTCCTATTTTTTGCGCTACCTCTGTAACTTGTCTATAAACTGATTTATCAAACGTTTCACTCAATCGTTTCATTGTTTCTGAAAGTTGGCTATAAGCCGGTGTATCATATGCTCCTCCTATTCGTCTAGCTGCCTCTGTAGCCTGTCTATAAAGCGATGTATCATTCATTTCGCCCAATCGTTTCATCGTTTCTGAAAGCTGGCTGTAAGCCGGTGTATTAAATCCTCTTCCTATTTTTTGCGCTGCCTCTGTAGCCTGTTTATAAACCGATTTATCAAACGTTTCACTCAATCGTTTCATTGTTTCTGAAAGTTGGCTATAAGCCGGTGTATCATATGCTCCTCCTATTCGTCTAGCTGCCTCTGTAGCCTGTCTATAAAGCGATGTATCATTCATTTCGCCCAATCGTTTCATCGTTTCTGAAAGCTGGCTGTAAGCCGGTGTATTATTCATTTCGCTCAATCGTTGCATTGTTTCTGAAAGCTTGCTAAAAGCCGGTGTATCATATGCTCCTCCTATTCGTCGAGCTGCCTCTGTAGCCTGTCTATAAAGCGATGTATCATTCATTTCACCCAATCGCTGCATCGTTTCTGAAAGTCGGCTATAAGCCGGTGTATTATTCATTTCGCTCAATCGTTGCATTGTTTCTGAAAGCTTGCTATAAGCTGATGCATCATATATATTTGATAATCTCCTTATTTGTCTATCTATTTTCCCGCCATCATTAATGCTACTCATTAGCACATCTCCCCTTCAATTTCCCCCAAATTATAACTATATATTACCAGTATAAACTTAATAAATATAGGCATTACTATGGGAGTTTTTCTTATCGGGTAATGCACTGTTATGAAACAATTAGCGATGCATTTTGGGATCAGCAACTAGCAAAAGAACAAGAGCAACTGGATTGATTATTAAGTAAGGTTAGCTGTTATGTTATTGGTTTAGGTCATTAATTAGCAGGATGATTTGAGTAGTAGAGATAAGTGACATTAGAACGTATGGATATGATTTATTATGGAATGCGGACATAAAGAAAGAATTCTCTAGTTGCTTCTGAAGCTAGTTTGCACCCCAAATTAGGCACTTCTCCATACATGACAGTTTATTCATTGGCGGATTCGCACTTTATAATAAGAGGAGACTAGACAAAACTGTAATTATATTAGCGGTTTTATTCAATTAGTGAGATAAAATAAATTACTGGGATAGTTTTAAAAAAAAGCTTCTTCTGTAAACAGAAAAGCTTCTTTTTAAAGTCTTTAATAAAAGTTTATGTTTCCTAATTATTCTAATTGTATTATTGCTTTCTATTATCAAGTAACTTAAATATATCAACCGATATACTGTGTATTGTTTTAATTTCTTCAACATTCCTTGTTTGGAGCAACTTTTCATGATTATCAAGAACTTTATCTAAATTATTATTAATTTGACTTGTTCCATTAAAATCAAAAAGCGAAGATGGAGGTATATTTAAAGTATTAACTAATTTTTCTAGTGTAAGTAAAGTGATATTTTTCTCACCGCGTTCAATCTTTCCTAAATATGAAAAATTCAATTCGGTTTTTTCAGCTAATTCTTCTAATGTTAGGCCTTGCTGAGTTCTAGTTTTTCGTATTTTGTTACCTACAGCTCTAAGAAAATCGGACATCTTAATCCCTCCTCTTATTAATAGTAGAAGAGAATAAAAAAGAAATTAAGATGCATAAAAGGACAAAAAAATAGGTAAACTGTCTCTAAAAGAACAAAAGGAGGATTTTATGTCGTTAATTAAAGCAGAAATTAAGATTAAAGGGATAAGACCGTTATTATTTAATAATTTTAGTATTGACTCTATTCCCCTTATTAAGAAAGAAAAAAGTGGTGTTGCTGGTAATAACCCAGAGGAATGGAAAAAATCTTTTCAAGTCACAGATGAAGGACAGTTATTTCTGAGAACAGACTATATATATTCATGCTTAAGAGAGGGCGCGAAGCATACACCTAATGGAAGAGGAACTATGGAACCAATTGTTTCTGCCACATTACAAATTATTAGCGATAAGATTTTTTTAAATAGATATATTCCGAAAGATGAATCACAAATCACAAAAGATGATTCTCAAACAATCTATATTGATGTAAGACCGGTCTCCAGAAGAGGAGTTAAAAATATTAGATACAGACTAGCAACTTCAGCTGGTTGGGAAACCACCTTTATTATCATGTGGGAAAATACTTTGATAAATCGGGAGCAAATGAAAGCTATTTGTATTGATGCAGGAGCATTTTCAGGACTAGGTGATGGAAGAAAGATAGGCTATGGGCGATTTGAAATTGTATCATTTACAATAATGGAAGAAAAAAAATATGCCTAAGAAGAGAACACCTAATGAAACATGGTATAAAAATATTCGACCAATAATTTGGAAAAGAGATAATGGGAGATGTGTTAATTGTGGAATGAAAGTAAGTTTAAAAAATAGCCATATTGATCACATAGTTAGTGGGCTAAAAAGTGATAATAAGTTTAGAAATTTAAGGACTTTATGTGTTAGATGCCATGTTCTTCGACTAGATATTAATCATAGAGGTATGATTCAAAGTGCAATTAGAAAGAACTTAATACCAGCTGATTGGAGAAATTTTGTATGGGAAGAATAA